AACGTCCTCGATCTTGTCGTCATTAGTGGTAACCCAAATCTTAATCATAGTATGTACTCCTTTTTAATTTGAAAAATATCGTTTACTCGTTAAAATGCCGGACGTATTGCGCAGGAACATCCGGCGTGGAACCTCAGCGGCGCTCTTACTCGGCGTCTGCGTCCTCACCATCGATAGTGATTGCAGCATTCATGGCAGCCTCATCAGCGTTGATGGACTCCATAGCGGCTGCGATCTGCTCCTCGATCTTGGTGCCGCGAACAATGGTCAGACCGATCATGTCGCGAACCCACTCCTTGATCTCTGCCTCAGACTTCATGCCGGCAGGAACAGGGCGGCTCAGAACGGCAACCTTATCGCCAGTGACTGCATCCTGAGCAAAAGCCACGCCGAACTTGCTGATATCATCCTTAGAAGCAACAGCAATGGCGCTCACAAGCTTCTTCTCCTTGCCCTCGCCCTCATACAGCTTCAAAGCCTCGGGACGGAACTTCTCTACCTTCTTCAGGGTAGCGACGTCGTATGCGGAAGTGACGAACAGGTTGTTGAACTTAACGATTGCCTTCATAATGTTTTCTCCTTTGTAATTAAAAATTGATATGTAAACGGGCAATCACCCGTTATACCTTATGCGGTTTGCAGTAGCTCCTTCATATCATCCAGAGCTTCGTCCCATGTATCGGCTGACTGAATAAACTGACCACTATCCGCCGATACGATTTCATAGTGGCCGTCAACATACTTGATAACCATTTCTTCGCTCCTTTATATATTTAAGTTATGTTTGTGTGACCAAAAAATAAAATCACAGAAGTGATTTGCAAGTAAGTTTTATTGGACACGGCTTCCAAAATCTCTGCGGGCACCAAGTAATCGTTGTTTCTCCACTTGTAAATGGGTCTAACATCTCTACAACTGGGTAAGCTCCATCAAATCTTACGATGCGCCCTCTTTTGTTACGATTCACATCGTTTTCAGACACTTCATTGCCGATTCTGACTAACTGCCCAACATGTAAATCATATTTCATACAACTGTCTCCTCTGTAATTGTCCATGTGTGACGATAACCAGCCGGAACGTCTGCGACACGCGCTCCCCAATCGTCAATGTAGCTATCTCGCATACTTTCTGCATCATTTATGTCGTGTTCGTTCAAACACTCTAAGAACAAATCCTGCATCCGATCTACCGCGTCTGCATGATTCGCATAAACGTGTTCCACACCCGCAAACGCCCATTCGTCTGGATTTTCGACACAGTCATAAAGAACATAAACCTCCACGTCATCACCTCGCGATCATAACATTTCACAAAACTCGCCAAGCTTAATCCACAGCCAATATGTAGACTGATCCATCCGAACAACATCAGGGACACCGCGAATAAGCGCCCAGTCATGCGCCATCTTAAACAAACTTGCACACGCTGCTTGTTCCTGTTTGGTAAACTGTTCGTTCCAGAGCCTACGGCGAGTACCACTGTTCCAACGAGCGCCTTCCCGAGTTTCGCAAACAAACATAAACGGAATCGTCTCGAGAACCTCCTCATGTGACATGGTGATCATAATGTTTAGCTCCTTTCATTTTCAGCTGTGGGATTGAGTTCTTTTACTTTGTCGACTGCATAGTCGATTACATCAGTGACGTATTCAGTTGCAGCAGTTACATTCTTTTCTGTAAACATATTGGCGGCGAGCATTTTATAACAGGTCTTGGAAGAAGGAGTAAAGACAAGAATCGCTAGGCTCACAATTGCCGCAATTGACACCTTTACAACAATCTTGCGCTCTCTTAAAACATCTTCATCCTTTTCTCCATAACGAGCGAAATCATGCAGCCAATCAAACCACAAAAAACCAGAGATGGCAATAAAACCAATAGAAGCGAAAAGCGCCAAAATTTGAATGGTGTCAGCCATGCCAATCAGATAAAACACCCACGGACTGATAATAGAATTCATACGACTGCGCTCTCCTCTTCTTTGAAATTCTCAACCCTCATAAGTTGTTTCGTTTTTCCTCGATTTTTGTTTTGCATAAAAGTCTTAAACTGAGCTGCGTAATAGTCAACCGGAATACAAAACACGCCATGATCGTTATGAACAACATGCAAGCCAATCCGGTCAATGTAAAGGTCGAAATCAGAAAGATCATTGAATAGCTTGATAGACTCCTCGGTGGGGAAATACAGATAAAAAGTATCAGGCCATCCATACATATCGGAATCATTGCCTTCGCAGTCCAGAGCAATCACACCCGCCTCTCGGCATTTTTGATTCATTTCTTTTGCTCTTGTCAAATCTCCTTTATAAAGATAAACCATTTTGCATCCTTTCATTGTGTGTTGACAAACAATGGTGCTACCAGCGGGACTTGAACCCGCACGTCTTTCGACATCGGTTTTTAAGACCGAAGCGTACTGCCATTTTCGCCATGGTAGCGAATCTTTTGCTCTTGAGAATAGTGTCCAGCGCATTCTCTTGAACAAAACGGACTGTCATTTACAGTATTAGTTTTATTTCTTTTCATTCTACGATTTTTTGTCCTGTAAAATGCAGATTGTGATTTTGCTGTCCACAAAAAATTTTTTCCGCATATAGGACACGTCATCATTTTATCGTAATATTTTGTTTTTTCATTCAAATGAATAGCAAGATGTTTATCTTTTGCTAAAACAATCAAATTGCTAGGATCATTATTTGTGAAATCCTCGTCAATATGATGAACCTCTTCATCTGCCAATAGAGACCTGCCAAGTTTTTGTTCCATGATAAATTTAGGGTATGACATAATTTTTTGTGTTGACTTTATGTAAACTCTTGTTCGACCATCCTTGTTTTGGTATACGTTATATTCTGGTGTTTCTTTAATTATCATATTAACCTCCCATAATTCAGCATCTCCTAATATATGAAATAAATTTGTATACATATAAAATTAGGTATACCTGCACTCCCGATTCTCCAAGCAGGACAACTTCCATTTCGGACCACGATATCCGAAACATTAGGGCGCAACAAGGAAGTCGTGGCTATTTTATTGATCGTACTTTTACCACTATGTACCTATTGGTGCCGCAAAGCTGAGTCGAACAGCTACTGTGCTCACATCATCATCCTCTACCCTGTCCTTGTCATGACTAAGGATTCGCTGTAAAGGAATCACCATGATTATTGCATTACCTCTTACGGCATATAAAAGAAAATCAGAAACAGCCAACATTCGTTTTACGTTCCAGTTTACTGGCTACCTGAAGGGTATTCGTCCGACAGCTACTCGGCTTGCACCTTATTCCCCTTCCTATTTGGCTCAGCATCATTTACCGGTGTGATGCCTGTCGTTTGCCAATGAACGGCCAATCCCCGATCTAGCTGGAACAACTGATTTTCTATTCCTCATTTAGTTAGAGACCTAATGAGTAAAGATGTCTACCTACACCGGTTGTGGACGGACTTACCCGGCTGGATTTCTATGTAGGAGTCTCAAACCGTCGCACACAATGGAGCAGCGAATGGGAGTCGAACCCACGCCATCGACTTGGAAGGACGATGTACTAACCGTTATACGACCGCTGCATATAAACCCGGCTTACTAAGCCTTATTGCCACAGCATGCACCATGGAGCCGGGAATAACAAGGAAGAAAAGAGGTAAAGCCCGAATAGGAGGAATGAGACCCTATAAGCGGGCATCGGAATGACTGGTTGGACTTGAACCAACGGCGCGCAGTTAGCTTGCTGCTCTACCATCTGAGCTACAGTCACATAAAATACTCGGCTTACAAAGGTCAACTGCACTCTTTCAAGTGAGCCGAGAATAATTGACGAAGAAGTATAAAAATGAACTCCCCCTTTCGGGGTGGTATCTCGCACAGGCGCGGCCGGATCTGACCGCTAAAGATCCTACCCATACGAGATTGGTGCTCACAAGAAGACTCGAACTTCCACGTCATAAAAGACAAGGGACCCTAAAACCCTCGCGGCTGCCAGTTTCGCCATGTGAGCATATCAAGGCAGGATTGCGTACCTGCTACGACTTGTTCAGTCACGGTGATTCATGTCTGGAACCCATGAGCCACTAAGTATCTGTGAGGAAAAGGAGATTTTTTGGGCGACGCAACTCACCCATGGTGTTTCGGATGGGACTTGAACCCACATGCTTTCGCAGAAGTTTTTGAGACTCCCCTGTCTGCCGATTCCAGCACCGAAACATATTTGCTCGTCTTTCCGAGCCGCCACTGCTTGCGCAGATTACTTCATATCGTTCAGTACAGGGATGCTGGCATCACCGCCGACATAAGTAGGAAGCTTACCATCCCACTTTTCATACATCTGCTGCTGAATCAGCCGGTCACTCAAAGACTCAGAGATGATTTTATTTGCCTCTGCTTCTGCATTCGCCTTGGAAATCTTGGTCTGATTCTCAATCTCCTGCGCCTCGTCATTGCGCTCGGCCACAAAGGACTTGTTAATAGCAGCCTGAACAGACGCATCGTCGTACTCAATGCCATCCTTCATGCCAAGGACAGTAATCGTGATACCGCGCTCTGCAAAATACTCAGTCACATCCTTGCGTACATACTCCATGATCTCGGCCTTCTTCTCAAGGATCTCATTCATGGTGTACTTAGCGCACATTTCAACAAAGTCAGCTTCAACACGAGCACGGATTTCAGTATCCATAATCTCGGAGAGCTGCTTGTTGTTGTAGGAATACAGGAACTTGACTGCATCATTTTCAGTATAGATCTGAGCAGAACAGTTCATACCGACGGAGAAGCCAATAGACTCCTTGCTTTCGGCAGAGATGGACTGGTTGATAGTGCTGGTGCCACTATCCTTGCCCTCGGACCATTCACGAGTAACAGGAGTTCTATTGACGACAACCAACATGTTATCCGGAACCCAAGTACCAATGATGTCAGTCGGCGACAGATGTCGCTTCGAGTAAGTAATGTATACCTGCTTGGCTGCAACCTTTGCCTCGGCAAGCATTTCCTCACTCTCAAAGGACGCCTGTTTTCCACCGCCCTCAGAGAGTGAAATCAGAAATGCAGTTTCATGAGGTTCGATTGTATACACCTCTTTCTTGGTACACCCCGTAAAGGTCAGTGCCATCACGATTGCACACGAAACCACGAAAATCTTTTTGAACTTCTTCATTCGTTCCTCCTTTTAATTTTTGAATAGAATATATACCACAGCTCCAATCGCAAGCGACAGAGCTACAGACACCGAAAGAGCCAACTCACTGACACGTCCGTAAAGAGAACTTATACTTCCTGTTGCCATTTGAACAAGCGAGATGTGCCGTAGAAGTTTCTCAAAAATGTCATCGAGACTCAAAAACGAAACAGCCGATGCGCAGGCTGCCAGCAATAAATCTTTATGTTTTTTCATAACTCACCACCTCAGAATCAAAGATATCAATGTACTTGGTGTACAGTTTACCGTTGTGGAAGTAGGTGTTGTAATCACACTGGGTCACATACCACCAAGCCTTTTTATGCCCCGCCAGCAGGAGGTCGTGCAGATGATAAGTTTCTTTGTAGTTTTCATCTACATACTGCCGGAATGTAAGCTCGTCGATATCGTCGCTTTCTTGAACAATAGCTGAAATCCTGCTAACTTCGTATTCGTCCATAGAATCGTCCACAACGAATACTACTCGAACGATTTCTTTCCCCCGGCGACAAATCTTGTAAAGCTCCTCTGCACAATGCAAATGATACACAACTCTATCAAACTGTTCGAATGGAAACATTAAAATTCCATCATCATGATCAAAATCATAATAGCTCGTATGCAACTCGATCTTGCGACCAAGCTCTTTACACACCGAAAAGAATCCTGTCCACCACGCCTGATGTTCCCACCAGTGATAAAGTGGGTCACCGCCACCAGACACAGATACCCAATTGCAGTCATTACATTCGTTTTTCAGAACATGCTCCAACTGCATATAAGAAGAATACTCGTCTGTCGGCGTCATCTTGAGCTTGTTATTGCGGACGATACACTCAGGGCAGCTGTAATGGCAACCAAAGTTCGTGATGATGCTGAGATATTTGTCATCCATTTTGATTTACTCCTTGTTAATGGTAAGCTGAATAGACCAATAATCTCTGTCATTTCCAGTGTAAATCAAAGAGTTCAAAACTTCTGAGTGCCGATCGCACTCGTGATAGATTTCTGGACCATGGCTCTGAAGCCATCCAGACTCCACTCCGAACTTTTTAACGATTTCTCCTTCATCAATGACTGCGATGCCATCGGAAGCCTTATCTTTCGCTTCTTCAATCATCCATTCAACGATTTCTTTGATATTCAGATTTGCCATGATTCATGCCTTCTTTCAAAATGTTACTAAAAAATGGTGGGCCAGGAGGGATTTGAACCCCCGATCAAGCAGTTATGAGCTGCCGGCTTTAACCAGACTAAGCTACTAGCCCAAGAGAGGAGGATTTAACCATGTAACGACACCAGCTGAGTACATTGCATTCGACTTACGAACTTTGCGAAATGCAACTTACAGCATCAGTGGATACAACCAAAGCGTCTTAACATACTGTCCTTTGGTGTCCATCCTCAAAGGCTGCCCTTTTAAATACTCTCTCCGCCAGTCCGGGCACCAAACTGACTAGACCACTTTCGCAGGTCATCCATTCGCCTACTCATGTTGTCACCAGACTCTCACTCCACGAGGAGCTACCTCGTCGCAGTCTGTTCGCACAATTTCGGTCAAAGCGTTATGAATGCATTGCATCCACGGTGGAATTGCGCCACCCCAGCGACCTCGCACTACACTACGCTGTCGCATCGAACCTAGCTGGAACCCAACAGAATCGAACTGTTGTACGACCATCGGCTCCATATAAAGCAGGATTATCGTACCTGCTCGGCATTTTCAGCCACGCGATTTCGTCTAATGGAAACCGTTTTTATACACACAATAGGCACAGGTAGAAAGGAAAGACCCTGTACCATGGTCCGAGTGACAGGTCATGATCCTGCGGCCTCATGCTCCCAAAGCACGCGCTCTTCCAACTGAGCTACACCCGGATATATGCCGGTCTTTCCCGGCTGTCAGTCCCAAGGACAATGGAGGAAAGTAGATAGCTTAGATAGCTGCCGCCACAATCTTTGCGGCTTCCTTAAACACTTTCATATTCTTATCAGAATTTTGGAAAATATCAGGAGTAGCTTTGGGCGGCTTATTATGAGAACGTACATACGCCTTGCGCATCCGATCCATCTTTACAGTGCCGATCGTGTCATAGATCTTTGCATATGTAACCCAATACCCAATCGTCTTATCGCCCAACTTCTTTGCAATGGGCTCAACAATCGGAAGTGTAATGCTCGGCTTGTAGTAATAGTATTTCTTTTTCTTCTCTTTGACCGCAGGAGCTTCAGCCACCGGCGTTTCAACCACTGGAGCTTCAACTTCAACCGCCTGAACCTCTGCTACAACCTTGATATCATTGCCGTCCGGATTTTCAGGAGACAAAACCATCGGAAGATCTTCAACCTTATGCCGTGTAGGAATCATGCTGGCAGGGATCATCGGCGGATTTCGCTTGCTCACATGCGGCTGCCTCTTTGCTTCCTCGGGATCAAAAAGATCGTTCTCGTAGCGATCCTTGAGTCGGCAATAGAAACTTGACCGAATGTTATCGTTGGCCATCTCCACAATATCAATGAGCGGGATCGAATAAACATCCGAAATATCCTTTTTCTTCGCGTAGAGCTTTCGTTCTTCGTATACCGACCATCCGAACTCTTTCTCGAAGGTTTTGTACATGCCGTTAAAGATATCTTTTTGGGGCACACCCTCAATGTGGGAGATTTTTCTCACCATCTCCTTAACGTCATGTTTCCACGAAGTTTCTGCTGGCTGAATGTAGGTCTTACGCGGAGTATAAGAACCATTCTGATGAGCTGGTTGCTGAATAGTCATTGCCAGCTGCTTCTTGATCTGTTCAATTGTGGAGATAATGATGTCGCTCTTGCTCACAATGCGTTCTGCCTTCTCAAGGTCTGCTTTTGTGAAATGGATCAAATTCTCAAGAGCTTCCCTGTCCTGCCGGCGCTTTTCTTCCATCTCGGCCATCTGCGAACAAAGCTGGTTCTGAGACTGGCGAAGTTCCTCGATGCCTTGCGTCATGATTTCATAGCGTGCCTGTCGCCGTGATTCCGCGTCACTTACCTGCCCTCTGTTCAGAGATACGGTTTCGCCCTGCATCAGAGCGACCATCACATCCCAGCAGAAATCAATGAAAGCGTTCGCTTTGGGCTGGGTGCTGTAGCGGCAGATCTCCATGACACCACGCAGATTGTAACACACAACTTCACGCATCTGCGTATGATTCCCGACCTCGACTAACATTTTGTTAGCCGAGCTCAGTTGATCAAGACGAGCCTTGTTACGCTTGTGAATCATGGTAATTGAAACTACGGGGTCTTTATATTCCAGCGCCGTACCAATCTGCTCCCGAGTCATCCAGAAATCATCCTGCGCCCTGCTGTGACCGACCGCCGGATTCTCGTAGACCTGAATCTCAAGCTCGCCGAACTTCCTTGTGGTCGCCAGCTGCATCGCTACGTTTTCGTTCTCATTCACTTGTTTTTCCTCCCTTATGTATATTTAAGTCCTGTTTGTGAAATGATGATAACACATTTTCTCTGCGTCGTCAATTGTCATTATAAACAGAACTTAAATATATTTTTTGTGCCATTTTTGTCGACTACCTTATTTATAATAAGCGTTAGGCAGCGCCTTAATTGGCTATGCATAAATCATTGTATATTATTCATCCTTTCCGCATATTTATGCATTATTATTCATCGAGATCTAAATGATGTTGTTGCTCTTTTAAGCCCTCAGGGTTGATCTTAAAAAGGTCCCGAAGTTGATCAGTACCCGTTCAACTCGCGTTGATTGAGTTCAATTGATGAGCTTCTGTCGAACTTTGATGAGCTACATTCGTTGAGTTTCGGGCGTTTTGCAACCAAATCGCCTTGCTCGGCGTTCAGTGGTTCTGGGTCTGACGTCCGTCGACTCGTTCGGAGGCTGAAGGCAGGCCCCTCCGCCCCGGGATACCTCATCCTACCTTTGCGTAACTGTCGGTCAACCGGCAGCCGTAACTGAAATACGTATTCATCTCAATGTTTTACGATAACTGTCTTGCGGTGATTGCCACGAGTGTATTCGCCTAAGATGTGTTATCGAATGCCTTCACGATATCACCTCGTTTCATATTATGCCATTTTCCCCTTATACAATAAGGGTTGTAGACACATATTTGGTGCTGGTATAGTAGTTTCATTGCAGAACCACTATATATCTGAAAAACCCTTATCGTATAAGGACGTTTCAGGCTAAGAATTGATTCTGGAAGCGATCAAAGCTCGACTTTCGCTTCTCGATACTGTTTGAATCGTTCTGCAATCTGTGCCCGCTGCTCTTCCGTATAGACACGTGAAGATCTGAACCCAAGCAGTTTGCGCGGCACTGTGTACCACTTGCACAGAATCAAACCGTCCTTGGTGCGATGAATCTTCGTCAGCTTATAGTCATCGGGAGACTTTTCGCACATGGCATCGAGCTTGCGCCAATAGATTGGATCGTTAGAACACACCTCGGCGATCTTGTCCAGCGCCCCGATCGTGATAATGGTTTCCTGTTCGGCTCGAGTCATCGACACGCCGCCGTGCTCAGGAATGGCTTTCATTATGATTTCTTCCACGATTTATCGTTCCTTTCTTCTACCGGAGTTATTCATACCACCACATCGTGACTACATTAACATAGGCAGTTTGATACTTGACACCGTCGATTTCGATCGTGACAACCTGGTTGCCATAGTAGCAAGATTCATACTCTCCTTCAACCAACAGCGTACCATCAGGGTTGTAGACCTTGGCATACTTGACCCGGGGAAGATTTTCGTCCGACTCAGATTTTTCACCGCATCCAGTCAGCATCAGAGCAGAAGCCAGTACGGCCTCCGCAAACAATTTTCGAAATCGCATAAAGGTTTTCCCCTTCCTTTCTCTTCCGCTTCTTCTCTTCTTTCTCTTCTCTCTTCCTTCTCCTTTCTTCCTCTTCTTCCTTCCTCTCACACTCTCTATCTATTATCTCCTATAATCCTCTTCTTTCTTACATCACTAACAACTCATCATCACTATCTCAATTCATCCTCTTTCCAAATTTTTTTCGCCGCCGCTCGCTCATCGCTCGCCACGGCTTCAAATCAAAGGCGCTTCGCGATTGGACTTCGCCCAAACCCATTCGCTATTTCGTTTCTGATTTTTAGAATTGTGAATTGAATGATTGAATAAATATACATTTCGTTGCATATTGACCAATTCGCCCAAACTGATCAAAATATATAGCTCTTCAGCTTCTATTATACAACAGTATGATGTTATAGTCAAGTGAGTTAGTGTAGTTTTTGAAGATTTTACAACTGTATGGGGTGAATTAAGTAACACTTAAAGAAGTTTAACTAATGCGAATCAGCCCTGCTCCAGCACCCATTTTCACGCCGATTGAACCAAACTCGGAAAATTCTGGCGTATTGTAATTGACAGCATAGATACAAGGACACATATTTTCAATGTCGCCCCAATCCCACGGCCATTCATCTTTCTCGTCGCTGACATAAAGCAGATTGTCAATGACGCCGAGCTCCTGATGGAATGACCGGATCACACTGTAAACAAGTCCGCCGTACTCTTCTTCAAATTCGTGGACGGCCGCTTTCTGTTGATCGTTCAGAGCGTAAAATGCACCCCAAGGCGGCTCACTGGACAGTGGAGTACCATTCTTCTCAAACAGTTTGACCGTATCAGAAAAGAATCCAAACGCTTTCATCCGCTTGATAGCTTCGGCGCGCTTCTCTTCAATTGATACCTTCATCAGTTATCACCTCCAATGATCTTGATTGATTTGATAGAGTTATTGAGGTAAACTCTTTTGCGAAGCGTTTCCAAATTATCGAGAACTCTATCGAGCTTGCGCCAGATGTAATATTCGTAGTCGCTCATTCGACTGACAGGAATGCCGACCAGTTTTTGGAGCAAAGCTGCAATATCATCGTTAACAAAGTCCAACCGGAATGCTGCCTCGCCCGGCTCCCAAACTTCGCTGCCACGAACAGATACATCGTATGTAACTTCGATTGATTTCATTATACTTCACCCCTTTCAATCAACATTCTTGCCGCTTCTTTCAGGATGCAGACGCCCTGTGCACAACTCGCCACATCGATATCGTTTTGTCTATACAGCATCCAAATCCCACCAAAGAAACATACCGGGTCGCCAGCAGTATAACCAGCTGCATTCTGCCACAAACCCAGACCGGTATTGTTGAACAGCTTGTCCTTCTTGTAGGCTCGCCGCAGCTCTTTCAGTGAAATAGGAATATACTGTTTGACCTTATCCAGACCGCCAAGATAGTCGATATAACGAGCATAAATTTCGCGATGATCGAGTTCTCTGCCCGTTCGCTTATCAATAGTATTGCAAACAATACCGCATGCCTGTTCGAGTGTCACAACTGCGTCCCTCCTTACTTGTTAGACTTGCACTGATACTTACGTTCGATCATTTCGGCTTCCACCAAGGTCATACCGTGCTTCCACCGAATGTCAACAACGGATTCGACCCAGTTCCCGGTCTTACGATTCTTTACGACACGAACTTCTTCAACATCTTTGTGAATCTGTGTGCCGGGTTTCGGGAGATAGGTCAAAACAGTTTCTTCAGAATGTTCCAAATCGTAAGAACCAACAAATGTACAATCACGTTTGATCAGATCAAAGATCTTTTTGCGGTTCCGTTTAGATAAGTTTCTCACGACTGCGTCACCTCCCCTGGCACTTTCATAATCGACCAGCTTTTAAATTCTTTTAACGTTTTGATTCTTGCAGAATATGTGTGACAAATAGACAGCGGCTTATCATTGAGATTAGATCCGCAATCCATCCAAAGATCATTTGCTTCTTTCAAATCATGGTCAAAATCGGTATTCATAATTTTCTGAAGCTCTTCCACATTGTTTGATACATGGATATTGCCAACATATGCAGAAACATTATTGGCCACAATTTCAGTCAAGACAAACATATCTTACTCCTACTCTTCGAGTGTGATATCATCGTAGCCAGCATCTTCAAGCGGTTCATCCCTTGCCAGCGCAATGATCTCGTCAATGTTGTTTTCGATCAGATATTTGACATCTTCCAGTCGCTGATCCAGAATTTCTTTCATCTGGGTTTTGACTGCTGTTTCGCCGATATATGCGTAGTTGCATTTCAGAGCCAGAATCAGGTCATCAAACGTGACGGGATCGAGAATCGTATCGCTGGTGAGCATATCGCTACCGAGCTTCCAACGTCCTGCATCACTCATATAATGTCTCCTTATAAAAATCCCAAAGTTCGGAAAGCTCTTGTTCGTATAATTGATCATAATATTGATCTAAATATTTCTGTTCATAATCTCGAATTTCATTTTCGAGGTTTTGCTTTTCTTCTTCGAGTCTTTGTTTTTCTTCAAAGAAAGCATCGATTCCTTCTTCGATAGGATTATCTCTTACTGGTTTCATTAGGGACTCCTTACACGCTACAGCGTTAAAACCTCCTGAACTGCACGAACTTGCCGTCAGCGTAGCAAGGAGAGTAACACTCAGCGTAATCAGGAGAGCAACATTGCAAGTCACGATAGTTGTTTACGAATGTGGCCACGAAAACAGGTTCACCCTGGATGATGATTGCTTCCGGCTTCAATTTCTCAATTTGTTCGGCCATCTGCCATGCCATATGTCTTACTTTGATAGATGCGTCCGTAGGGGAAATTGTAGGCAATTGCCCATCATGAAGAACGCCATCCGTACACAACTTACGAGCTGCATCGAGCTGAGCGTTGGACCACTGGGCAATAGAAAGTTCAGTCATATTGAGAACCATACTGCGTAGCTCCTTTCAAGTCAGGTCACGGATGATAATTTCTGCGAAACGTTCGTACTGTTTGTTTTCTGCACCCTTCCAGCGATAAAGTACATACGGAACCGCTGCTTCTTCATTAATCTGTACATCGTAATTATTAGGGTTCTGAGTTGCTTCCTTATAAATGGCACGAAGGACATCGAGGGCACCCTCAAAATTCTTACGTACAGACTGAATGCTGTGGCCGTATTCAGTCCAAGAGAACTTATCGTTTTGCATATAATAACAATTCTCAACGATATATACAGGTACATCCATATATACAGGTACATTCATAGGTGTGTGCTCCTTTCAACTGTGTATTATTGTGTTTGCTACGCAAGTAGTGGATGTGGTTACGTCTGCCCCGGTACCACCAATCGCCCGGTTTCTGAAAGTTCCTTTACATACGTTTAACTTGTCCGTTCGGGAATCACCCAGCTTCTATATGGGTCGATTACGCCTATTTGCGACTACCGCTAAACTCGTATGTATGATGCGAACCTATGCTCGGATGCGTCGAGCACATTGCAACGTCATTCTATTTAATTTGAAAAATTTCAGTTAGACGTCAAAACAGTTTGTATCGCCATCCCATGAAATTTCGCTCATTGGAGTAAGACGCGACCCTTGCACCAAAGGCCACTCCTAGCGAGCGGCACTGGATTTTACAATTCAAGCTATAAACCCTCCTTTCATTTAGTTTCGCTCACTTCAAGTAACACCCTCTAGTTTACTTTTATCATTGATTTATCCGCGTGGCCTTTGCATCAAAATCAAATTAAATTTCACTAAAGCGGTGGAGCGCCCTTCTGTTTGTGCAACCGCTTCGATCGTGACGCTATGTGCCCCACTTGCGATTGCGTTCTGGGCTTGGGACCAGTACCAGTTCTGCAGAACCAGTAGCCGCATTAAACCCCGGCAGCACAGCTGTTGCACTACCGGAGTTCCCTCTGCGAATACTATGATATCATTAGGAGGTGCATTATGTATGTAGGAAATTACTGGAAATCGTCGCCTGCGTTCTTATGACGATACTTGCGCTTCTTAGGAACAACTGCGCCGTCGTTGAGTGCCTTGACTGCAACATCCATCTTTGCATTGTTGGCGGCATTTGCTGCACTCGCTGCACTGATGGCCTTGGCGGGCTTTTCCTCTTCCGTCTTGCAACGGGCAACCCAAATAGTCGGACGGATCGTAGGACGCAACTTCTTATGGGGCTTATACAAAGAACGATTGTTCAAACGCTTTTGGATTTCGGCCTTTGCCTGCGGGCTCAGTGTCGGCGTGGCATTCTTCTGCGGGTATTTTACGGGAGAAATATTGGCATCAAAATTCGCCACACGATAGCAGCCCTGATAATGGGTCTGTCGCCGGGAAATCTCAACAGGCTCGAGATAGTCCATATTCAGGTTCATATCGTGAACTTCTCTTTCGGTGAAGAGCTCGTCTGCAATATAGTAGCTCCAACCCTCCTCATTCTTTTTTCTACCCTTGCGGTACATCATCTCATTGTTGGCGGAAATTTTGGTACGGAAGAATAGCATTTTTGTTACCTCTCTCTTTTGATTGAATTGTGTTTGTAGCAGCGCTCTTAAATAAGTGCCGCCGCGTTATTTATCGCAACAGCAATGATTACAATCACCGCTGTGCTATACAGAACAAATTCGCACGGGCAATCTTGATAGACAGCTACGATACCGCTCTCTAGATTTTTTACCGCACGATACAAGCCCCGACAAATTCGATTGAATCGCGGGAATGCATCTAGGTAATAAAACCCACGACAAATCTGAATCCCAGCATATGGAACAACAAAGATTCCAACTGTGACCCAGATGGCGTGGCTACAAAGCTCTTGCCATTCAAGCATTTTCTGATCTCCTTAGATTCAGATTCTGATGAAATCGTCGATATAGTGACGCTGCCCGCCCAGATTGAAGTACGGACGCCCACTTGACGTATATTTGACTTGGCGTGTTCCACAGTCCACGATCGTATCGCCGTTATTGATACCTACATGAACGCGCTCATCGTTACATTCGTAGATTTCATAACCGCCGAAATTCGAGATGGGACACACTGCGATTGTTTTAGGCGAACTGGTTTGCTTTGCGGCAGTAGTTGGCTTGACTGTGAATTGTTCCACCATAATCACCTCCGTTGTATCTGCGGTCGTAATTCATTCGCGCTCTTTTGCCGAACATCTTACGACTGCTGCGGGTCATATCGTGGTCTGCATGAACGATAAATCCGTGGCAGTTTGTGATGGTCGCCACCAGACGGCAGTTCGATTCAATACGCCGCCACATTTTTTCCTTTGGCAACTGGTCATACGAATGCTCGGTAAGGAATCCCATTCTTGCTCGCCGGAAAAAGTCAGGGGTAAGTTCGCGGTCATTGATTTTGACAACCCGAATGATTTTGATATCCTCATTCAGAACCACACCATAGAGGTCGCCTGCCATGGTTTCGTAAATTTCACTGACGATCATACGGCTGCACCTCTCAGTCTCGCTCGTATGCTTTTACAACAGTGTTCTTGTTAGTCAAGGTCATACGGGAAAGATTCGATTTGGTAACCCCCCTATCTAGCATCCGGATTGTTTCGTATGCCTTGCGGGCGATGTCTTCATGAGAGAATCGGGATACGGTTTCGCTGCCATCCTTGTATCGGATTGCGACAGTCCACTTAGTACCGTCATCCACGATACGTCCGGCAGTTGGACGCTCCGGCTGCTGTGCCTGCTGTGCTCTTGCGGCCTGCTCCTGCTTGCGCTGCTTTTCAGCCTCGGCACGGAGACGCTTTTCTTCTGCATCAATCATGACGCCGATTTCTTTGACGTCATTCATGACTTTGTTCGCCATTTCACGTGCCATCTCGCCAGTCTTTTCGCCAGTGAACTTGTCGGCAAGCCCATCATAAAGCCACCACTTGTCCATAGCGGCTGCCTGTGCATACTGAAGTACTTTCAATTGATTCATAATAAATTACCTCTCTTTCTGGGACATACGATAGTCTCTTACAAGCCGTTCGTAGTCGTCAATATTGGAACGCCAGCCGCCTTCGTACAGAGCGGCCGCAATAGACAGCATATCAAATTTCATAGAATCCATTTCAGTCTACCTCGTCTTCGCTCCACAAGATGTCATCGATAGAATCATCTGAGAATTTGTCGGGTGTGCCGTTGCTGTTCATGATTAGGACAACGTGCTCGCCCTTCTGTTTGGGGCAAAATCCGTTCCAGAACCATAAAGATCCGTAAGAATCCCGCACCCAGCAGCTGAGACAATTTGTGTTATCAGTTGCGATATAGCCATCAACAACGTAGTAGCCAAAAGGGCCAACGATGTCGCTTTCATAGTCGCGCCATACAGGAGACACGGCAATGAGAGTGTCGTCGTAGATATTGTCTGGGGTTCCAGCGTCTGACATAGTCATCTCGACGTATTGTCCAACGACATAGTCATAAACTCCGGCGGTAAAGCCCCACAACTCGCCAGCATCATCGAGTACTTGGTACTCGCCGGCGCTTTCACTCCAGATCGTGCCGGACTGGATATAAGTCGTGGGTTCTGCCGCCTTGACGGGCATTGTGAAGATTGTAGCTGCGAGCATGACGCTTGCGATAATGACTGCCACACCGCGAATGGATTCCGAAATTGATTTCATGATGATACTTCCTTTCTGTGTGCACTGGTGAGACGCTGTTAGCGGGGACGCCGCTGGTGGAACAGCTCTTTGATTGCGAGCTGAATCGATACGGCGAATCCGATACCGACAACGATACCGCAGAAAAAGATGGTCTGACTGCTAAAGTAATCCATACTCTGTTGACTCCTTTCGATTAGCACCACGTTGGAGTGGCGCACCGCTCACATACAAGCTGAGATTCAAACCAACGTTCGCACGCTTCACGGTCTTTCAGCGGAAAACGGTCAACAACAGTGCCGTCTTCTGCATGGATTTCGATACCAATGTGACCATCAGTGTCGAGGAGATACTGTTCGGCGTACCAGTCGCCAATATCCATTTCCATATCGCTGTGCTCCTTTCGTTATGCCCAGCACTTGGCAGGGCTCTCATAGTGGACACCCGCCTCTTCTAAGGCTTCGGTGTAAATTTCTGCCAACTCAACATCGCCAAACATAATCGCGACATCGAGGGCGGATTCAATTGCGATGATTGCCATGGCTTACACCTCTTTTTAGCAAGGACGGCTCAGGCTCTTGCATCCGATAACATGGCCAGCTTCATCACGAACTTGTCGTCCGGGAATGCGAAGATCCTTGCGGTTCTTGCACGCATTTGCCACGAGGGCAGACACGACCAGAATTGTTTCGGGCTCTTCTGCTGGAAGTCCTTCGACATCACCATACACAGTGATTTCATCAGGGATACCGTCAACAGTGGCCACTACCGTGTAAGAGGTAGCCACACGAGGCAGAATACCGCTTGCAGGAATGGTGCGGATGATGTCGCCGTTATCGGCAACAAAAGAAATCTCATGAGGTGTGCAGTTAATAATTTTCATTTTCTTGTCCTTTCGTGTGTGTGTGTGATGCTTTCGCATTGGCCACGGTTTCGTCTACCCTGGTACCGTGAATCGCCCAGTATCGCTCCTTGCGGAGCAGAGAAAAGAGGTAAAAAGAAAACGCCAGCCGAATTTAATCGAATGACGTTGGGGTTGACCAATTGATTTTATTAAAAGTTTAAACTATAATTTAGCTAAGAGGTGATACTATGAAGCCGAAATTGACTTGTTATAGACCTAAATGTAATAACCCAGTTTTTCAAGATGGATTATGTTATAAGCATTTATGTAACAAACGACAAGGAATTGCGAAAAAGAATGGAACATTTATCAAAGTTCGGTTTACACCAAAAGAACTCAAACAACTTCAATCCGATAAAATCACTTGCTTAAACTCAAATTTGGGAAATGATTCAAGTCCAAAATTAGGTGCAGACGGTCAGTGGAATCACGGTAACAATAAATAACTCATTAACGCTTTCCGCTTTTGACTGGAAAAACCGGATTTAATGGCCTTCTGTCTCTGTTATCAAAAGAAGAACTCATGCCAGTTCCATCCATATAATTTTGTACTTGTTCGATTTTTTTGACCTTGCCGTTCATGTCGATGGATTCGCCATAAAGGACATGGCTTCTTGTTCCATATTCGTGAGTTGTCATGGGCGAATTTTGGTACTTAACTTTTACCTTAAACCTGCGAATGGTATCAGGATTTGCGGCTTCTTTACACCAAAATGCAGCTTCTTTTTTAGCTTTGTTTTGGTCAGGAGAAACCATTTTTGTATCCCACTTATAAAGTTGAACACATCCGGCTTTTGCAGCTAAGACAATGAGAGTTACAATTTTTTTGTCGGGAATGTCGTCCCAGCGAGCCTTAGTTTTTAAATCACGATGCTTGAGTCGCATCTCTCCGGTTTTCACGTTCAGACGAGGCTCCGCAACAAATTCCTTGCCGTTGAGCGTGCCGTACAGTCCCATATATGGAACTTTGCAGCCATTGTACATCATTCCTTTACGGTTGACGCACTGAATAACTATGCCATTTTTGTCTTTAAACATTTAGCGCATTACCTCTCTTTTCTTTCAGAATCTTGGTTTAAAGCCCCCGCGCCACGTCAAGGCGTTCTGAATTTGCGGGAGTGAGCAGTTTAGCGTCATGCTCGGGACTACGGTTATTATTTTCGATTTCATACACGGAGGTTTCCTTTCTGATTTTATTGTTCAGAACGTGAAGTAGACGGAACATTCATGGATAAGCTTTCCGTCCTTATTGCTATAAAATTTTGCAAACAGGATTCGTTTGGTTTTTGTCCAATTGGAACTCTTATTGACAAACATGGTCTGTACATCTCTCATGGCGTTTTCAAAGCCGACTTTATCCAGCTCATAGCAGAGAGTTTCAAAACTGTTTGTTTCCTTGTTATGCACTCTTGCTTCCAGAACAAATGGCGCTTTGAATCCAACTTCATCAATGGGTGCATTCGTCACGATGGGATGAGGATACGTCCAGTACGCGCTTGTGGTGCTCTTGTTTGCTCTAGTGATACCGCCGACTTTTTTGATGACAGGCTTGCACTCAGGACGAGAGTACATGATATACCCATCTCTTGCGTTCTCAACGTGCAAAACAGGCAGACCGGCACTCAGCATCTTGAACACTGTCTCATCGTCCACATCGGAAAGTCTTTCACCACTTTCCATGACGACATTGTACGCAGGACGAGTGATGACCTCTACATCTGCGCTTGCAAAGTCGTGGGTCAGGTCGTAAACCAGTTCGTCAAGCTGGTAATAGCCATGCTCACGGACGTGGTCGGCGTCAATGGTTTCTCTTATGACATAAGGACAAGACATAGTGATAACCTCTTTTCTGAGTGTGCAAAATGCGCCACACTCTTGAGCGCTACGCATACCGCGTTGGAAAGAGGCCGCTTTGAACGGTGCGACCTCGAAAGGGTATCCGTTAGTGCGTGTTACTGCTCAGCCTTGGCAAAGAACTTGCTCTTGCTTGCAAAGTCGTACTTCGAGGAACGCGCCTTGCCATCAAAAGACAGACCCTTGGAGATGGTGGCAACAATCTCGTCAATCATGGCCTTGTCGCCGATGCCCTTGACAGAGCCCTGTTTTGCGCGGTTTGCTGCAATCTTGAGATATTTGACGTCACAAGACAGCGCGGTGCAAGTTGCAGACAGTTCCTCGGGGAGCATGGCGTTCCAAATGGCCTGGAGCTGAGCAAGACGCTTGCCCTTGTTGACAGGACCGACAAAGCAGTCCAAACCCATATCTTTGAGAGTTTCCTCGACCTTAGTGCTACGAACCATCTTGACCGCGTTGAGTTCGGTTGCAGTCTCCTCAGAGAGCATACCGTTGAACAGCATAATCAGCTTTTCGTAACGGCCATCGGAGCAGAGAGAAACCGCCTTGTTGGGCATAGGCTCTCCCTTGTCGTTGGTTTCAACAGCGTTCAGGGTCTGGTAATACTTTTCGAGGGTCTTGAACTTGATAAGCATCTTTGCATCCTGAGTGGACAGAACCATAGTCTTGGGGTCAGTGGTGATCTTCACGCCGGCGTAGTAGGGGTTAGGAGCGTAGGAGCGCCACATTTCGGCGCGTTCCATAGCACAGAACTCAGCACACTTTGCATCACAGGCGGCCTTGTTGGAATTTTCGACTGCCTTGTTGAGCGTAGCGGTGACGTTCTGAGACTGCTCAGCGGTCAGAACGGTTTTCTGGTCGTTCAAGAACTTTACCAGTTCAGGGATGGTCAGTTCGTTCAGCTTGCCCGCCTTAGCAATGGCATCGTAGTCAGCATAAACTTTCAGCATAATAGTTACCTCTTATCTTATAAAAACTTGCACTAAACCGGATTGTTTAGCGCTCTGGTACGGTACGCTTTTGGAGAGTGCATACCGATGACCGTCTCTTTTATGTAAAGCCACACTTGTAGCTTATATGCTTTTGGGTATGTGCTTTTCTCTAGGCCATTGCACTGTTGCCCGTGTTCCATTATGGCACGGACTTATACAGCCCGTGTGCTGTCCATCGTGCGTTAGTTAGTCTTGGCGCACTTTACCCATCTGGAACTAATGGTGTTCTTTTGCTTGCACCCTTGCCCGCTATTCTAGCTTATAGTAGGGGTGGTACAAGAGCTTTTTTCTCCTCTAGGCGGTTCTACGCCATCAAACAACCGTTGCTATCTCTGGAATTGTATCTATTATCGCCAGCTCTGACCTTGGCGTTTTCTACAAAACTATGCTTACGCATAACAGTCCCCGTGGTGTTATCTTAGGTTCTGCCTTTTGTTCAGTTTTCAAGGTACACCGCCCCCCGCACTTCTCCCACGTTCTTGGGAATTATGCCGGTAATGTTTGGCCATCGGGGTTTGGGCGCACTAATTGCTCAGATAGGAGACCCATGTTTTGAAATGGCAAGGCATAAACCTTGACCGGATACCCGGCGCGGTATAAACCGCCCGCATGGGAAAATCCAAACTTTGCAATTTTCAAGGTGCGACTACTCCCCGGGGTGCGGGTGCCGTTCCGGTGTTTCCCGCTCCCCTTGGAGTGACTATACAATACCATATCCAGATTTTTTGTAAAGCAATAGTCCATGAGCAAAAGCCACCGTCCACAAAAACAGAATGGAAAGTCGCCTATATATAAATAGGTATAAATTCCGTATTCAGGGACTACCTAATCCCACCTTTTAACAAAAGGTCATATTAGCCGAAAAACCGCATGAATCCTAGAAAAAATGGATGGTAGACAGGGCAAGAGGGGGGCAGGTTGAAAATCCGGGGTCAGCCCGTGCGAAGCCCGAAGGGCTTAGTTGTTTCATCTCCCCATCACGTCACAAACCTCCCGAGCCCATCACACAGTTCACAACATTTCTACATCCAGCCGTGCGGCGTCTCGCTTCCTAATTTTGATTCCAACAGCTATGTCAACCACCGCCCTGCAGCCCCTATTTTCACCCATCAAGATCGCACAGCTGTCACTTACAACACCACACGTCGTAGTATCTCCAAGTGCCTCATCGTAGCCAAAAAACGTCCCGAAGCCTCACCCGGTAAACAACGTATTATCGTTCAAATTTACATGGTATTATATTGTTGCAAATTGCGCCTATCATCGTAATTTCATCCCGCTAGTATCCCATAAAGACCAAAATTCACTTCCCTGATCGCTCAAATTTCGCTCATTTTTTGATCAAAAACGTTAAATTTTGCCCTAAAAACGCTAAAAATGCCACTAAAAAAGCACATTTCGCGCATAAAACCCGCTATACGCTCCATTAAGCAGCCGTCCTGCGCAGCATCGCCAAAAAACAACATATCGTCCCGGAAAATATATGCAATTTCGCTTGCAAATAACAAAAATTTAGTGTATAATATAGGTATAATATATTTAAGTCCTGTTTATGCTGCTGAGAGCATTTTTCGCCCGCTATGTTCTGGCAGCTCAAAATTTCGCCCTTACAAACAGTACTTAAACACATTAACCGTAAAACGACATCCAATACATCCTTATCAAGGAGGACAATGATCCACTATGAAATTCTATGACACCTCTGCTCTGCTAGATCTTCCGCCCGACACACTGCTTGCACAGCAGTTTCTAATTGCTGACATCACTCTCTATGAGCTGGAAGATATTAAAACTAATGGCAAGAAGGATGAAACCACCAAAGCTAAGGCTCGCACCGTCACTCGCCTGCTCGCCGAACATCCAGCAGCGTACACAGTAGTATCTATTGATTACCATCAGCTATTCTCGATCCTGAATGATGTCCCAGTCAAAGACAACAACGACGGAACGATTATGGCTGCTGCCCGATGGTATCTGAATGAGCTGATTGAAAAGAAAGAAGATGCAGAGAAGATTCATGCCAGGACAGGAGTGTTTGAAAAGTCGGCCGCAGATGAACTTGTAGCCAAGACGACCGCTGATGTTGACTCCTTCTGTTTTGTTACCAGTGACCTAAGCTGCTTCAATCTTGCGCAGCGGGTTATGAAACTGCCCTGTGAACTATCTCTTGATCACGGCGGTGCTCACAATGACTACACCGGCTGGACAGAGGTGCCCATTGATCAGGGTGGCGAGGAAGCATTAGCAATGGCCTACTCCAAAGATATCGAGCAAAAGAACTTGGTTGATACACCAACAAACGGTTATGTATTGATTCCAAACGCCGACGCTGATGGTAACACGGCTGGACTCCGCTGGGATGGCTCGCGCTATGTACCTATTAAATACAAGAACCTGAACACCGCATACTCAGGTAAGATCAAACCGCTCAACAATCAGCAAAAGCTTGCCTTTGACCTACTTCAGAACGACGACATTACAATCAAACTGCTTCTTGGTGTGTATGGTAGCGGCAAGGACTTCCTGATGGTTAATCACGCTATCGACTTGATTGAAAAAGGCAAATACGACAGAATCGTATGGGTCCGGAACACTGTCGAAGTTAAGAATTCTAGATCGATTGGTTTTTTACCCGGTACCGCGAATGAAAAATTGATGCCATATGCAGGACCACTATCCGATACTCTTGGCGGCGATGTAGCTCTTGAGCGTGCCATTATTGACGGTTGGGTTAAGCTGGAACATCTGGGACCAATTCGAGGTCGAAGCTATAAACGGTCTATTATTTATTGCAGCGAAGCAGAGAATCTTACTAAGGAGCATATTCAGTTACTAATCGGACGTATTGGTGAAGATAGCGCCCTGTGGCTCAATGGCGATCTGCGACAGATTGATGATGTTGTATTTGAGTCAAATAACGGTCTTCGGAAGGCAATCGAACGTCTCACAGGTCAGCACAGGTTTGGTGTTGTGTATATGCCAATCAGCGAACGAAGCGAAACTGCTAAACTGGCCGATCTACTTGATTGAGGAGTCATGCAAGATGATAAAGGTAAAAATAAGCGGCTTGAAAGTTGCGGACTACTGGTCTCCTACCGACGGATGGAACTATGACGCCATTGATAGTCTTGCAAAAGAATTGTGTGACCGCTATCGAGAAGCTGAAGCCGAACGGACAGTAGAGTTATTCAAAAACTACATGGAAGAACAAGTTGGGTGGATGATTCGACCGTTTGTTCGTCGAGGTATGAAAACCAGCGAACGAATGTTTATAGACGCCATAGCTTATCAAGCCATAGAAAAGATACTTACTTCTGATATTGACAAATTGGTCACACTAAATGAAATGCGAAAAGAGTTAGAAGACGTAGCCTTGCATCGATATTTGATTACACCATTTGGTAAATTACATAGAGCTGCGCAAGCAGTAGGAGAATGAATATGACTGACGAATCAAAAATTATAGATGATATCAAAATGATGGGACACACCTTTCAAGTCGTTGAAGAAAAAAACGAACTCGAAATTTATATTGATGGAGAACATATTGATCGTTTTCATATGTTGGCTCTTGCTCTTAAAGCCAAAAACGAAGATTCAGCGTGGCTTATTTTAAAAAATGCGAGTATTCTTTATCATCATCGAGGCGACGTGGTTTTCAATGAATTATATGAAGCCACTATTGAAAAAATCGCAAGAAATTTTGATTTTAAAAATGAATTTTATTATCAAGATTTATTCAAAGAAAAAGCAGAAGAACTTGGATATGGGAAAATTGCGAGTCATAAAGATAATCCAAAACACAAGCCAGACGCATGGATTGACCGTAATGGAGAACTTATCCCTGTCGAATGTAAATTAAGTGATTTTGACACAAAAGCATTGAAGCAACTTGCTCGGTATATGACATTTTATCACGCAGAACATGGTATTGCAGTTGCAAGAAATCTCACTATTGAACTTCCAGACAATATTGAATTTATTCCATTTTCTGATTTCACAGAAGATTGATAGAGGCTTTACAAAATATGGAAAAATTTATCACCCCACGCGGCGGTGGCCGCACCTATCAAATATGTAAATACGCGATTGAAAACGACTGCGACATTATTGTACCAACGATAAATCAGTTTAACTACATTGTTGATACAATACAAAAAATATGTTCTACTTCTGATGGAGAGTGGATTTATTGTGGCATTGATAAGCCTACGGCCACGGTTAACGTTGCAGTATGGAATGGTCGGCGGCAAATAAAAATCTATAACGCTGGAAATTTTACTGTTGTACATTTTGGGCATAGCACAAAACCAGTTGTGATCGATGATATTGATAAATGTATGGACTACATTGTTGGTAATCGCATGATAGCCGCTTGTTCTATGGCTACATATGACCCATCTGAAGTTGCACTAAATCCAGAAATCGAGGACGCGGACGATCCGACTATAGGAAGACCAACGCTGCAACTGACCTGTAGGAGTTTGCTATGATAACAGATATTTTGGGAATGACTAATTACAAGAAGAATGAGAAAGAAATACTAGAACTCGCAAGTAAGGAAATCCGTGAACAGCTTAGCGAAGAGCTTAATAAAAAAATAGATTCTATTGTAATTCATGTCGATGTAGACCGCAGATACATACATTATGATCCTCCGTCATCTTTTATGATAAATTCAATGGAGATCTTTAAAGTTGATATCATGTCCGGGTCGCATTTGGAGACAATCGAGGGGAAGGCTGCGGAAAGTATTTATAGGCGATATTTTGAATTGGTAGGCAAATATGCGTTGCAATTCAAAAAACCGTTTACATGTAAGAGCCTATTATAAACTCAACAGTTGGAGGAGCCCCATAGTATGACACGAGAAGAAATTATAAAAGAAGCGATGGGTTACGCACAAATTGGACGCTTCGGTTGCTACAAAGGAACTTACGATGAGATGTTAGCTGTTTTAAAATGTTTTGCTGATACTGATGCAGAATACGTGAATTTTCAAGATATGCGATGGCACTTAGATGAGAAAAACGGAAGACTTTATTATGAGCGCTTGTTTGATCAATGGGAGCCAAAACCAACGCCATGGTATCAAAAATCATTTATTTGCAGGAGTTTATTATGAGAGATGAGATTGATGAACTCGATATGATTAAAGGTTTCATCAGAGAATATAAAAAGCTTTATCCCTCTGCACCTGATATAGATGAAAGCCGAATTAAACCAGATCTTGAATACTATGGATTTTGGGGAAGAACCGATAAAGAAATATACGATCGAATTGTGTATTTGACTAGAAATTCGAAATCGTTTATTTGTAGGAGTCTTTTATGATTATTGAATGGACAGAAGAAGAAGCAAAACTTCTGATAGATGCGGTCGCTCGCGGAGACAGTATCGGGTCTTATGATGATGAATTGTTAATTTCAGATGGACAGTTCGTTGGGCTTGATAACGGTCATAGCATTTCAGATAAAGAAATATATGAATTTTTTCGTGAGCGGTGTCCTGAAGTAAGTATTAAAATAAATAAAAAGAACTTGGTATGTCACAGTTTATTATAAGAGCGCTGCAGCGCTGCAGAGGAAGCAGCAATGAGAGTATTATTCGTGAAGCCAGAGAATTACAAAGCAGTATGTAACTGGTATGACAGATTAAAAGAAGTAAAAAATCATCCAAAGACAACTGTAATATGTCAGAGCCCAGAAGAGTTCCGCGTGCAGTTCGACAAAGATAAATTTGGAGTCAGATATACTACCTTCTATTTCGATGAAGAATTTGGAATGATCAACACTGTAAAATGTTTTAAAGAATTTGTGAGACTATATGGCGATGAGGATGCGCGGTATATATCTGAGGCGATGAAAATGCGAACCATCAGTATTGACAGATTGTTGTTGGCGGGTGATTTCAATGTATTTAAAGGATTTTGTATTGACCCGTGCTGCATTGATGATGTTATTAGGAGCGCGAAAAGACCGTTGTCATGTAAGAGTCTGTTGTAATAGGAGATTAACAAAATGGATATTATTGACTTAGATCTTATTGGGAATCCAGAGAACCCTTATCGTTATTGGATATCGAGCGATTTAGCAAAAAATGCAACCATTACTATTCCAAAAGAACAGCCTGTAAAAGAATCAGCATGGGATAGAATAAAAACTATAGAAGAACAAATCGCAGATATTTACAACCAATTAGATAAACTAAAGAAGCCACTTCGGTGCAAATCGCTTCTATAAGGAGGACTATTATGAAAGAAGAAGAATTTTCAAAACAAGATATTTTTGATATTGGATTCGCCGTAGTTGATGCGGTGCGTAATTATAGTGTCACAGTAGATAATATCATTGACGCTATTCAAGTATACGCGGACTGGCAGGAAGTTATTGGTGATGCTTCACTGTATGACACGCTTTGGATGGAAGATTATACGCCTATGTCCCCTTCTTTGACCCGATATTTATATCATAAGCTATATGGGTTGGAAGAATACGATAATGACAGTGAGGAGGATTACGGCGATGAGTGACCGCAAGCGAGACAAGAATTCTAAGAGTACATATATGAGAGCAGCCCGCAAACAGCGCATGATTGAAAACCAGTTTATGCAGGAGATCGAAAAAGCACAGGAGGCTCCGGCGTCTAAATATAATAAAAAATCCAACAAGCAACGTCGCGAGTGGGATGATGAAGAGTAAGGAGGAATGCAACAGTGGATAAAGATCCTAAGAAGCCCGACGATCTGCAAGACGAAGACAGCCAGCAGGGCATGATGAGTACAAATATTCCTTTGACTATTGCGGTATCGGCTTTTATCAATAGCAAAAACTGGTTTGATTGGATACTGCACGCTGCTGAGACACTGGTAATCTTCTACTTGACATATCAGATTATTGGCAAAGTGTTATTCGTTGCGCTGGTTATTACTCCCCTTCTTGTATTTTATATCAGTAGTGCAATTAATTGTTACTATGCTGTGTGCGATGGCGAGTGGGATGACAGCGATGATGACTCTGGCGATGACGACGATTTCCACAACAAATTAAAGTAAAGGAGAATTGATATAGATGTTTTCTCCTCCATTATATAGCGTTTTAAAATTTCCTCTTAACTATATTATTACCCATGATTATAATTTCAAACTAACTGACGAAGAACTTATTCATTTCACTGTGTTACAGGGAGATAATATGATGTTCCGCCAAATTCGTATGATATCTATGAATGACGATAAGTTTCAGAAATTTGTTGTTTTTGTTGACGCTACAGGTGGATACAACAAGCCAAAAGCTCTTGAACGCCTTGTAAAACACGGATTTAAAATCAACGGAGAAACGTATTTGTTTAGTGAACGCAGTGCAAGTATGGTTCGTCAAAGCATGCTTAGCTTTGTTGAACGTCATATTGCACCAGAACTTGATAGGCGAATTAGTATGGGGCTTGATTTTTCTGAAACGCCTACTGTTCTTAGCAAATATTATGCCTATCGTGGTTTAAATCTTTCGTCTGCTTTTTGCTTACCGGAATGGGAACCTAAAATTTGTATCGTTGATGATTACGAGAATACAATTAAAGACCAAATGGTTGAATATCTATACGATAAAACAACAGAATTCATTGATAAAGCGGGCAACAAAAGAAGTTGGACACAAAAAGATGTCGCTGTAAAGAAAACCGATATTACTATTAACTGCTTCGATGGTGCAGGTATTTGTCACCCAGAAATAATGCGCCAGATTGAACGCAAAATAAATACAGACGAACATATTAATAGTTGTATTATTCGCGCACCATATATTAAAGGATGCATGCACGAGATTGATTATGAATCATTTTATGCGGAGCGTGGCGTTACAAAAATCAAAGATATTTGGGGGCAAGAATATGATGTAACTCCCGGCAGCGAACCACTTATGATTCTTACCGTCAGCCTTTATAAAGGATATAAATATTTCAAGAAAGACGGCACATATAAAGACTGGGAGAGATATTGGGAATGGTTTCGTAAAACAAAAAGCTGCTTTGCTATTGCGAAATGGAATTATAGTTCTGAACGAGAAAATTTAACCACAAAATGCAATTATCAAATTTTGCAAAATTTAGACCTAGAATTCGATGATTTCAAACATTTCGCTGACATGTCTGTAGATTTTTATGAAAAGGTCACAAGTGATGATATTTTTTACACTGATTGTTTCCTTGGATTAATGGCTGACGATATTAATCCATTGAATCATTATATTGCTGCATTAGCACGTAATCAAGAAATGATTCACGATCCATGCGTTAAAGAGTACGTTCATTCCTTACTTGATAAAACTCGTGATGGATTTAAATGTGGAAAACTCTGGATGAATGCAACATTTAAATTTTGGGTACCAGATCTTGTTGCTCTAATGGAATGGGCTGGCGGGCTCCCTGTTGTTGGAGCGTTAAAGGCTGGTGAGATTTATACTTTTGATCGTCGTGGCGTTGCACTTGGAGACCGCATCTGTGAACGAAACCCCCATATATCAAGATCAGAGCACCTGCTTGTTAGCGCAGTAGATAACGAATTGACTCAAAAATATTTTCATGGACTTGTAAATTGTTGTTTTACTTCGATTTATGACATCAATGCACCTCGACTCAATGGTTCCGATTTTGACGGCGACCTCGTTCTTGTTATTGATGAGCCTTCCATGATTCCTGGAGTACATACAGATATTCCTATTACGTTGGATCTTGAGGACAAAAAGACTGCTCTCGCTGAAACTGACACCCTTGACAATAAATTTGCTTGTACTCTTCGTGGTCTTAAAAGTCAAATTGGCGAGATTTCAAATTTAAGCACTGTCTATCAAAACAAAGTTCCTAAGACTGAAAAGACAAAACAAGAATATTTGAAATATGTTTCTCTTTTGTCCGTCGCAAATGGAAAGGAAATCGATAGAGCTAAAACTGGTTGCGGATATAAGATCCCTAGAAATATACAAAAATATGGTACTGGTCCTAAGAGCACGCCCTATTTTATGAAATATGCAGGCCCCTACTATGCACGTTTACATAATCTTAGCAAGGCACACAGCAATATGAATTTACTCTGTATGAGTCTCGAGCGTTGGGAGCGTGGAGTCCGTTGGCATAAAGAGCCTGTTGGTAGTTTTGATTGGCACATAATGTATGATTCGGAAATCGGCTATGATCAAGCTGTATTTGATGAGATCGAAGCCATTTTTATAGACTTTAATAAATACCGCAAGAACCAGTTAGAGCTCGAAAAAAAATCCAAAAATTGGAAACTTTATCGTAAAGAGCTTGAAGGCATCATGACGAAAGAAGAAGCAAAGACCTATGAAACCAACTGGCAAGCAATTTATAACGTGTATCGTAATAAGTGCAAGCTGATCTGTCCTGATGTTCGTGAGTTGGCTAATATTCTAGTCGTGCTGTGCTATGAAAAATATCCTAACAAGTTTAAAAAGTTCCTATGGCACATGGCTGGTGCTGGTGTAGTTGAAAATATCAAACCAGTTCCCGTGCAGTTGCCAGTTCATGACCCGAATGGCAAGTATGAATATCTTGGTCAGAGATACAGTCTGGCTGAGCCGAGAACCTATGAAGCGAGGGTGAAGTAATATGATTAATAAACTCTGTGCTGTTTGTGCTAAATATAACGAATGCACATGGATGCAAATAAAAGCACTTAATAGTCCAATTGTTGATTTAGAAAGTATTATTGGATCAGATTATTGGACGAGAACATGTTGTAAATATTTTGTTTATGATTTTACCAAAGAAGAACCAAGGATAGATGATGAAGTTTAAGATATTAGAATTGAGACTTTTTGATATGAAAGGAAACGATATCACAGAAGTTGGAATTCGTTGTATGAAATGTGGGTGGTATCATAGTATAGCACAATATAAATGGGACGAAATAAAAAACGATACGCGATTTATCTTTTGTAAAGAATGTGGAGAAGAAACACCACACAGACTGGAGGCTCTTAATGTTTAATCTATTCAAGAAAAAGAAACCACAACAGGAGGAAGCTCCACAGCAGATGGAATGCCCCAAGTGTGGCGGAATCATGACACTGACAAATGGACTGACATATAAATTCCACTGCCGGGGGCAGGAACTCGAAGCCTCAAATGTTACCGCCATGAAATGTGCGAATTGCGGTGAGATGATGTTTAGCTGGGGCGAAGCTCAACGCATCCAAAAATTCGCTCATGAATCTGTGGGCTGGGAGGATAAAACAGAATGAAGAGGGTTTTTGTTATATTGATTTCCATTTGTTTGATAGGATGCTTGCTGACTGGCTGCGGTACAAAAGAAGACCAATATGGTAATTGGGCCGACAATTATAGTGACAATTTTTATCATATTTTGAATACTTCTATCGTGTACGCCAAGGATACAAAAGTTATGTATTATTACATTAGTGGTGGTGCAGGAGCGAGCTATATGGCTCCATACTATAACGAACATGGACAACTTTGTCGTTATGTTGATGGCAGTATTATACCAATCGAGTAAGGAGGTTAAATGGCTTATACGACATTTTATTGCAACGAAAACATGCTGCTTGATAATTGGAAATATTATCATGAGTCAAACCTGATGCTGCGTAATTTATTAAAGCGGACAAGCCTCTCCCCTATTGAATGTGCCACGATTTATTATGAACGAATGCGAAACCCCGAGTCTGTCAGTTATGATCGCAGCCATCTGATTCAAACATTCAGCCGAGGACGCAAAAATAACGCACCAATACTTGACGTACATCAAGTTGTTTTATATCAGAAAGATTTAGATTATATCACCGACGCTCGTCGCCGCTATCACATCAACTGGGCACAACTTAGAGTCTTGCTTGGAATTATCTTCTTCTGCCGACTATATGGCAGCGACACGGTGGCATTAGACACTGATTTTAAAATGAAGCGGTTTGGAAAATGTTTTGATGAACAGACCGAAATCATGTATCACGGTGGACCCAACTGGGACGATGGATACAACACAGTACGCGGCATGTACGAACTGTCTGACGTGCATCATCTACTCTATCGAACTGGAACAGACGATATTGGCTGCTTATATACATATCCGAATTTTACACTTGATAAAGATGACGTAATTGCGTACACGTTCAATGTAACACCTGAGAACAATCGATTGAATCTTAGTAAAGTGGCACGGGAATTGTTTGATCCCAAAGAATGCTATTGTACTGTTTGTGGTGAAAAATATATCGCAAAGAGACCGAATGCCAGTCTATATTGCAAAGAGTGCGCTACAGACAAAGAGAAGGCACGGTTAGCGAAAATCAAACGGAATTGACGAAGATACACGAAATTAACTTTATTTTCTTAATATATGAAAGGGTATAACTCTTTCAACTTTAAATTTAAAAGGAGATTTAATACATATGATTGAAATTACTAAGAGCGAAGCAACTTACCTGCGGAAGATCATCCCCAATGTACACATTACTCGCACTACTCATAAGTGGTATGCGGAAGAAATCAAGTCTGTTCTAACCCAGCTGCCCGGCAATGTTGAAGCTGAGGAGGCACTGCGCGAGCTAAATCGCACTCATCGCACCAACTCTAATTTTGAGATCTGAGGTGCAGAATGGACGAAATTAAAAAGAATGAATTCAGAAAGACGGATGACGAATCCTTTGACGAGTACATGATGCGTATTGGCAATGCGTGCTCTGAGCGAAAATTAACATGGGATCAAGCAGCCGTAGTTTTGAACGAAGCTACAAATTCCAATTTTGGGGAATGTGCTTATCGAAAAAAGTATAAATCGTGGAAAGCCGGCTACGACTACGCGCTTGAACATATGAGCGGTACCACTGTGGCAGACGAACTGCAGCGGCTGAAGATAGAACAGGTCAAGATGCGAGACGAGCGGGCGGCAACAAATAAGGTTTATCGTGATATTGCGCGTGCTGAATCCATCAAGGAAATAATCGCAAGTGCTGTTGTGCCCTACGACAAGAATGATTTTCTGAATATCGTACAGTACGAAGGTAGCGGACATGACTTAATTGTGTGCCTATCTGACTTACATACAGGTGCTGGCATTGATTCGGCATGGAACAAGTTTGATAAGGAAATTTTAAAGGCAAGGCTGGAAAGCTATGTCACTCAGGTATTTAACATCGTTGAGCGACATGCTGCTGAAAAGATTCATGTGCTGTTGCTTGGTGATCTTATCAATGGTCATATTCATATCAATACTCGAGTTCAGAACAATGAAAATAGTATCGAACAGGTTATGACAGCCGCAGAGTTGGTGAGCAACTTTGTAGCAGAACTGTACGAAGTATGCCAACACATTGATGTGTATTCGGTCAGCGGTAATCATTCACGGGTTTTCCCCAACAAGGAAGAACAAGTTGCAGGAGACGAGCTCGAAGCGCTGATTCCGTTCTATATGAAGGCACGGCTACAGAATCTGGCTGGCATTGAAGTAAAAACAGAGAAGCTCGATCCTACGTTTGGTGGATTTAAGGCTCGTAATAGTCTGGTGATGTATGCACATGGAGACAAAGACTCCCCTGCTAACGTCGTCGAACACTTGACCATGATGGTAAAACAGCCGATTGATCTGGTCTTCCTCGGACATCGCCACACAAACGGAATGACAACTGTGCACGGGACAAAGGTTATTGAAAGCGGCTGCGTATGCGGCACTGATAGTTATGCCGTTGGTATTCGTAAGAATGATATCCCACAGCAGGCCGTAGCTGTTATTGCTGATGATGGTTTGACCTGTCTGTATGATGTGAAGCTGGAAAAGCCAGCAAAGATAGTAATTTAACAGATTTAGACGCTCTGGGCTTAACCGCTCAGGGCGTTTTTATATTGTAGAGGAGAATTATTATGGACGATATTTGTTCTGTTTTGGCAGGTTCCAAACACGATTCTGTTTATGCTGGTCCCGATAAGGACATTGAAACCAGTCTTAAAGAACTAGGGATCGATATTAGAAACGATGATGGCGAATTGAAAACGACTTATCAGATCCTAAAAGAATTGTCAGATAAATTCAACAATAGTTAAATAAACGGCTCGTCCGAAAAGACGAGCCCTATATGTCGCAGGTGACAGCGCCGGTGTGCTGGCCAGCCTCATAAGCTGAGACAAAAGAGAAATCTTAGATGCGTTCGACTCGCATACCTGTACCCATGAAATTAAATTGTAAAGGAGGTTCCAGAATTCAAAGATGGAAGAAAAATTTCATAAAGATTTAGGAGGCGATTACTTCTACTGCTATTCCCGCCGTTGTGCATTCTTTATTCGTGCAATGGGAATTTTCTATGAAGAGATTGGCGAGCATCCAACTACGGGCTCTGTATATACAAAGTTCCACAAAACAAAAAAGCTCAATGAAATTTTAAAACTGTGGGATGATATCAAGTATCGCTTCGACAATATGTCAGATGACGGAACGGTGGTGAAGGACTATGGCCAGAACTGCCGTTGAAAAGAAACCGCCACGCATTAAGGTCCCTGCCTCATGGAGTGGTGGTAAATGTATGTGTTGCGGAAAGATCTATGATGTGCGCAAGGGAAATTTCTCGAAGACACAAAGCCAGTGGTTTATGGGTAACGATGGATATTTGCCGTGGTGCAACGAATGCAAAGAAGAAATGTTCAACTTCTATGTAAAGAAATACGGTGACGAGAACGAAGCAATCAAGCGACTGGCTATGCTGTTTGATATGTTTTACTGTGATGGGCTTCTTGAGGCTGCAGATCACTCTACTCCCGGTTCTCCAAAAATCAATACATATATGGGACGCCTTAATATGCGACAGCACGCCGGGAAGTCTTATGACGATACATTGGATCAGGAGAAGAAGGACGCGCTGGCTGCTGGTCGTACTGGCAACACAAAAGTCACTCAGAAGATGATTAGATTCTGGGGCGCTGGTCTGGAGGAGCAGGACTATTTGTTCCTTGAGGATCACTATCAGAATCTTATTACACGCCATGAGTGTAAAACTGCCGCACAGGAAATTCTCTTCAAGCGTATTGCAAAGGGCGAACTTAACTGTGAAAAGGCAGACGCTACCGGCGACACAAAGAAAATAAAAGAGGCAAACGACAACCTTCAGAATCTAATGGGTTCAGCTCAGATCAAGCCGAATCAGACGAATGATAACGCACTGGCTGAGACTAATACTTTCGGAACATTGATTCAAAAATGGGAGGAAGAGAGACCAATTCCAGAACCCGCACCTGAATGGCAGGATGTTGATGGGATTGGAAAATATTTTAGAGTGTGGGTACTTGGTTCACTTTTAAAAATGTTCCATTTAAACAATCCATATCAAGCAGAATTTGATGAGGAAATGGAAAAGTATACCGCGCATAAACCAGAAGCTATAGAAGACGACACCGCAGACACCAGCTTACGCGAAACCATCTTTGGTATTAGTGAGGGCGGTGGTTCTCCTTGACAAAAGAAAAATTAACAGACAAAGAAGTAGCAAATAGTAAATCAGAAAAAATAATGAATGCAGTTGCTTGGTATTGTGGATATTATAGAAAAAATCCGCAACGCTTCGCCAAAGAATATTTGAATCTGAATTTGAAATTATTTCAGCAGATTTTGTTGTATTTAATGGTTCGAAGTACAGGCTTTTGTTTCATTGCTGCTCGCGGTCTAGGCAAATCTTTTTTGACCGCTGTCTTTATTGTGATTAAATGCCTATTGTGGCCGGGCACGAAGTGTATTATTGCATGTAAAGTGCGAACACAATCTATCAATATTTTGGACGAAAAAATAATGAAGGAACTTGTACCAAACAGTCCTTTATTACAATCCGAAATCAAAAAAGTCGACATCAACAATCAGAAAGCAGAAATTATATTTAAAAATGGCAGTTACGTTAAAGTTGTGACGGCTACCGACTCTGCGCGTGGTGCGCGAGCAAATTTAATTTTGGTCGACGAATACCGCATGATGGATGAAGATATCATCAATATGGTTTTGAAAAAATTCCTAAATATTGTTCGCCATCCCGGATATTTAGACAAACCAGAATATAAACACATGGCTGAACGAAATCAAGAGTTTTATCTTAGTTCTGCATGGTTCCAGAATCACTGGAGTTACGAAAAATGTAAGGACTATTTTGTAAATATGATTGATCGAAGTAAAAAATACTATTGTTGTGCTTTTGATTACAGAATGAGTATCAAAGAAGGTTTGTTGTTGAAAGAGGCCGTTGAAGATGAAATGTCCGAATCAAGTTTTTCCGACCTAAAGTTCTCAATGGAAATGCTGACTGAATGGATTGGCTCAATTGAAGGTGGGCTATTCCAGTTTGATGACATCAACAAAACTCGCGTTATTGAAAAAGCATACTACGCGCCAAATATCGTGCTCTCCCCTACTGCAACAGATATTCCCAAAAAGAAAAACGGAGAGATTCGCATTTTAACTGCCGATATCGCATTGATGAGTTCCAAGAAAAATGACAATGACGCAACAAGTATCTTCCTTAATTGTATGATACCAAACAAATCTGGACGTTATACGAGCAATTTCGTTTATTCTGAAAACGTGGAAGGTATGAGCGTACAAGACCAAGCGCTAAAACTGCGTCGCTATTTTGAATATTTTAACTGTGATTATCTCGGCATCGACGCTCGCTCAGTTGGTATTCCACTGATCGACCTGCTTATGCGCGATATTTATGACCCTGAAACTGGCGAAACCTATCCAGCAATCAGCTGCTGCAACAATACGGAAATTGCCGACCGTTGTTCTGATAAGGCTGCCAAGAAGGTCATTTGGGCTATCATGGGTAGTTCTCAATTTAATAGCGATGTGGCTATTGGTCTGCGCAGTGGCTTCCAGCAAGGACGTATTCATCTTTTACAAAGCGAGTATAGCTGCGAAGATCAGCTACGCAAACTATATAAAGGATACGATAAAATGTCGCCCAGCGAACGAGCTGCTCTACAAATGCCGTATATCAACACCGGGCTTGCAGTCAATGAGCTTGTCAATTTGGGCTACGAAACAGTAAACAACGTAATCAAGGTCAAGGAGAAATCAGGATGTCGCAAAGACCGTTACTCTTCCCTGTCCTATAATTATTATATTGCGCAGCAAGTTGAGCGCAGCATGGAGAAACGGCATAACAAACCGAAGCTGCTCGATTTTAACTTCCGTGCGCCAATATTGAAGAAGGGAGGGCTGTAATGGCTGAAAATATAATGAATAAAAAGGTCATGGTCACGAATTCCAAAAGTGGAAAGACCTCCTATGTTACATATTCTGATTTAGTAAGTGGCGTTTATGCTAATCTATCAAAGATTGGCATTCGCAACCTTGAATCCACATCAGAGACCAATCCGACATATACCAAGTATACGAAGGATCAAATTGTAAAGTATCTTGCTAATCCAGCTAGTTACGAAAAGCAACTGCGGAATATGAGCAAATACCTGTTCAATATTTCAAACTACTATCGTCGGCTGATTCAATATTTTGCTAATATGTCTACATTCTCTTATGAGCTTGTTCCCTACGGTCTTGATCGATCTAAAAGCATCAATCTGAATAAGTTTAAGAAAGCATACTACGCAAGCTCAACAGCTGTTGAACTGATGAACATTCCACACGAAGCAACCAAGATTTTGACGATTGCATTTCGCGACGACGTTTATTATGGATACGCATGGGAGACGAATGATAGTTTTGCTTTCCAGAACCTAGATGCAGACTATTGTAAAATCAGTAGCATTGAAGATGGTGTATACAACTTTGCATTCAACTTTTCATATTTTGATTCAAACCAAGACAAGCTACTGAATTATCCGCCCGAGTTCCAGACTATGTATAACACCTATAAAACCAATACTCAGTTATATAAATGGCAAGAATTGGATAGTTCTAAGTCAATCTGTATTAAGGTAAATGAACAAGACTATATCCCAATTCCGCCGTTTGTGAGTCTGTTTAGTGCTCTGGCGGATATTGAAGATTATCGTGCCATCAGTAAGAACGCCAGTGAAGCCAACAACTACAAGGCTATTGCGATGGAAATTCCTATCAACGACGAAGATGGTTCATTTTTGATTGACTATGAAACTGCCAAAGAGTTCTACGACATGATGAGCAATGTATTGCCGCCAAATATTGGTGCGATTCTAACGCCCATGAAATTAACTGACTGGAACTTTGACAAAAGCGGTGTAAATAGTGATACGAACGAGGTTGCAAAGGCCGAAGCAACACTATTTGCGCAGGCTGGTGTAAATAAAATCTTGTTTGGTGGCGGTGATGATCCGGCTGCTTCAACGCTGAATCTGTGTACTGTAAATGACCAAATGATTGTATTTGCGGTGATTCGTCAGTTGGAACGTTGGGTCAATCGTAAACTCAAGAGCGTATCAAGTTCTTATAAATTCCGTATCAATTTCTTGCCAGTTACACATTACAACCGTGCCGAAATGCATGAGCGATATCTAAAGGACGCCCAATATGGCATTCCAACACGTAGCGCTATCCTTGCAACCGCCGGGTTTGCTGGCACGGATTATGAAAATATGGCTTATCTTGAGAATGATGTGCTTGGCTTGAATACTGTTGAAGTTCCGCTTAAAAGTTCTAATACACAGTCTGGCGCTGTAAACGAGGGCGGACGCCCATCTAATGCAAGTGAAGGAAAACAATTAAGTGACGCTGGCGAAGTAACAGCAGATAGACAGGAGGAGTAACATGGCACAATATCTATGCGAAATAGTCGTGCATGGTTCTCACGCCGCCGGGATGTCGAAGTTTTTGATAGAACACGGCGCTCTCCTGCTACGAAAAGATCCACCGAACAACTATGTATTTATCAATGATAATGTATTTGAAAATGCTCTGGCTGAGTTGCAGATTGCAATTCGTCAGGGCTTTTATTTTACGGATGAGGAGGTGAAAGCAGAATGAATCAACGATATCCAATCTCTTTTTCAAAGAAGAATGAATATGAAACTTCTGATTTTCGCTTCATTGATGTCTGTATTGATGTGATGCACACAGGAGCAAATCTTAATAAGACCAGCTTCACGAAAGATGTTATCAACAAAGCTGTCCCGACTATCGCCAATATGCCGATTCTTGGTTATGTAGTGAATGAATTGGACGATGAAGATAAAGATTTCAAAGGTCATGAGCACGAGCTACGAATTACTGATACTGATGTCAAATATCTGTATGCGGGGCAAGCTTATGGTGTGATTCCTGAATCATGCAACCCGCGTTGGATTATTAAAGATGACGGAACCGGCACAGAACGTGAGTATTTGCGTGTTGACGGCCTGATTTGGACAAAATTTGGAGATCCAGTAGATATCTTCACTCGCGATGTGACAAAAAACCACAGCGTAGAGTTGACCGATATGATTTGCGAGGCGAAACGCGATGATGGAATTACTCCCGTTTCGTCTTTTAAGTTTGATGGTTGCTGCATTCTGTCGACCACCGATCCGAAGATTCAGCCAGCAATGACTGGGAGCTGTGTAACCGCCAATTTTTCTGTTGACGATATCACATCTCAAATTCGAGAGCGTCTCTATGAGTATCAGGCTCTCACGCAGAATTATGCTGCACGAAATGAAAATCCATCCGATGAGGAGAAAGGAGATAAAACACCAATGAATGAAAACGAGAAGAATACGACCGTGGTCGAAAATCCTGAAACCGTGACTCCTCCGGCAGAAAATACAGTACAGGAGCCCGACGTCCATACTGCCGAGAATACTACTTCGGCAGATGGCGAAGGTGAGACTCCTGCGGCTGAAAATGCTGCAGAAAATGAGGGCGAGGGTGAATCTGCTCCGACTGAAAATACAGCACCGGCATCTGAAGATGAGACCACCGCTACTGAAAACAATGAGTTTACTCTAACTACAGTTCAGCTGATGGACGAAATCGGTACTAAGCTTGCCGAGCACACTCATCCTTCTAGTTGGGATTCTGAGTATATGATTCCAGATTTCTATTTTGAAGATCTGATGCCTGAGACAGTGGTGGTTCGTTGCTCCAAGACATGGCAGCTGATGGGCATTCCCTACTCTATGAATGGCGACAATGTTGTTCTGGATTATGAGAATATCAAGCGCATGAAGGTTACATATGAGGATTGGGATGAGGGTGAAGTGATGCCTGGCACTATTGCCGCCTTTACTACTCTGACTGACAAAATCGCTGAGCTGTCTGACAGCTTTACTAAAGCAGCCAATGAAGTTAGTGAAATCAAACCTAAGCTGGAAGCATATCAGCAGGCCGAAGCTGAGGCAGTCGCCGCAGCAGAAAAGGCTAAGCGTGACGAGCTGTTCTCTATTATGGATGAAAAGCTGGGCGCAAATGCGGAATATACCGCACTGAAGGAGAACACGGAGATTACTTATGCCGAGCTGGAGACTAAGTGCTATGCACTGGTTGGCCGTCAGTCCGCTGAGTTCTCTTATGTTCCCACTACTAACAACAGAGGAACTGTCCGCTTTGGCGTGGGTGGCACCCAGAACGGTTCAGATAACGCCGTGTATGGTGGCCTGATGGAACACTATCTCGGCAAGTAAATAATTCAAAATTTTAGGAGGTACATAATTATGGCAAATATTAAGCATGCTGTTGTGCGCACTGATAATCTGGGTGGCACCAAGAATGGTGAGCAGCTGGCAAGTGTGATTTTCTATTCTAGCGATGCTCCCGCAGCAATTGATAACGGTAATATCGTTGTTCTGGGCGAGAAGCTGGGTCGTGAGGCTTATAAGGCAACTGCTCCCGCAGCTGGTGCCGTGAAGGAGGATCTGTATGTGATTGCAGAGGAAGAGCTGTTCTATGATCAGACTGTCGCTCACTATCTGACCGAGTGGGTCAATGAAGCCGGTAAGACCATTCGCGCATATTCTCTGGACTCTAAGGGTGGCTTCTCTGTGACCGCTGAGGCTTTCGATGGCACTCCCGAGATTGGCAAGACTGTTGGTTATACCGCTGGTTCTACCAAGATTACCGTTCAGACCGATGCCGCTGATGACACCACTTTCGGCACCATTCTGGAGAAGGAGACTGTCGGCTTTGGCGATGGCAAGTATACATACTTCTACATTAGCCTGAAGTGATCCCAAAGTTCAAGAAATTAACATAACGCCGTCCGTGCAATAGCGGGCGGCCATTTTTATTATAGGAGGTTTATACCATGGCTATTGATTCTAATCTGATCAAGCTGGCTGTTGATGGCTACAAGGGTCACGTTGCCGGTGATTACTCTGTTAATGATACTCAGGAGGCTCTGCGCAAGGCTCTGATTGAGGCAAACGGTGGCTCCACAAAGCTGGATCTGAAGGCTGTTCGCGACGGCAAGTGCGCTCAGGTTTTCGCAATTGTTGAGGAACTGGTGAATGTTATCCACGAGGAAGGTCTGAAGGGCGACGAGTTCTTCATGAACATGGTCGAGGATCGCAATATGTCTCTGGGCGACACCAACAAGTTCCATATCGAGAAGGAGTGCCTGTTTGCTGTTGCTGATATCGCTGAAGGTACTCAGGGCATTCGTCGTCAGCGCATCGAGGGTGGTCAGGACATCACTGTCAATACTCGGCTGCGTGCCGTGAAGATCTATGAGGAACTGAACCGCGTGCTGGCTGGCCGTATCGACTTTAACAAGTTCGTTGATCTGGTCGGCAAGTCTTTCACCAAGCAGGAGCTGGATGCTGCATATGCTGCTTTCACCGGCATGTTCTCCAAGCTGCAGGCTCCCTATACTGTGACCGGTACTTATGACGAGGAGAAGCTGCTGGATCTGATCGAGCACGTTGAGACTTCTACTGGTGAGTCTGCTGTTATTATCGGCACTAAGAAGGCTCTGCGCAAGATCAAGACTGCTACCATGTCTGATTCCGCTAAGGAAGATGTTTACGCAATGGGCTATATTGGTCATCTGGCCGGCACTCCTCTGGTGGCTGTGAAGCAGCGTCACAAGGACGGCACCGACGACTTCCTGCTGAGCGACGATGTCATCTACGTGTTTGCTGGCGATACCAAGCCCATTAAGCGCGTTACCGAGGGTGACGTCACTATGCTGATGGGCAACCCCATAGACAACGCTGATATGACTCAGGAATTCCTGATGATGAAGCGCACCGGTATTGCCGTTATCTTTGATCGTGACTTTGGCGTGTACAAGCTGTCCTGATCATCAAATTAAAATGTTACATGGGCGGTAGGGGCTTCCCTGCCGCTTCTTATTATATAGGAGGAAATAATGGCAAGACGTGCAACTACAAAAGCTGCGGCTCCCAAGGCAACTACTGCAAAAACCCCCGTTGAGCAGCCCGTTGTTTCTACCGCAGAGATTACAAATGAAACTATGGTTGAGTGCCGAAGTGGTGTCTCTGGCAACCTGATCTATAAGTCCTCACTGAACCCCGGCTATGTGGTCGAGTGGAGCGGTCTGGGCGAGATTCAGGAGATGGAGTATCGCGAGCTCGTTTCTATGCGTGGCAATCAGCGCCGTTTCTTTGAGGAGAATTGGATTCTGATTGATGACCCCGCAGTTATCAAGAAGCTTGGTGTCGGTCGTTACTATCAGAACAGTCTGTCTACTGATGACTTCGAGGATGTATTTAATATGTCCGCCGACGAAATCAAGGAGATCGTGCCCACTTTGCCGGGCGGCACTAAGGACGCCATCGCATCTGAGGCTAAGAAGAAGATTGATTCTGGTGAGCTGGACAGTCGCAGTGCTATCAAGGCGCTGGAGGACTCTCTAGATGTTGAGTTGGAAGATACCATCTAAATAAAGGAGGCGGGCTATGGCAACCACTTTTGAAAGTATCTATGCCCGCTGTCGTGGGCGAATCAAAGATTATGACAAAGAAGGCTACACAGACGAAATGTTTGCTGCCGTCGAAAAAGACCTGCTTCAGGCAGCGATTGACGATTTTGCAGACATCTGTGTTAATGACCTGACCGATTACGACGAGGAGCTCGAGATGTTCAACATTACGCTGTCTCGCAAGGAGCAGAGTATTCTCGCCCTGAGTATGATTGTTCACTGGTTAGAGCCTTACGTCTTTAATTCTGACGCACTAAAAAACGCCATGAGTACAAAAGATTTCTCTATGTTCTCCCCCGCTAAGCTATTGGAGCAGATGAAAGACTTGTTACAGTATTCAGAACGGAAATTGAAAGCCGAAATGAATGGCTACTCGTTCAGAGTAAACAAGGTTTCTGAGCTGACTGAGTAAGGCGGTGGCTTATGACTCGATCAGAATATAGAAAAATGCTTAAACTTAATGGACCAACCCAGCGTGACAGAATAATTAACAAGTCAATTCACGACCAAAATAAGTTGGCTCCAGTCAGTCCTTCTTTTAAAGATGTGACGATTGATGATATTCCGCGTAAACTAAATATTATTTCTTCAACTGTTATGGATCAAAAAATCATTCATACTCTGCCGGGCGAAGACTTTTCTATTGGAAGCATTGTCTATTGGAGCAAGAGCCACTGGTTGATTACAGAAAGAGATCCGGAAGACGAGATTACAGTGCGCGGACGTATTCAGATTTGTCGAAAGGAAATAAAATGGCAAGACGATAATTCTCACAAAATCCATTCTTTGTGGGCTACAGTTGAAAAGCCATATTATTCCAATCTGGAAGAGAATAAGCAGATGAGCTATTCTACTCGCGAATTCCGTATCCAGATGCCTTTCGATGAATACTCTGCCAATCTTAATATTGGTAAGCGGCTAATGCTGGAAATTATTAACGATGTGCCTAAAACATATCGTATTACTTCGGTCGACCAGATGACAAGCCGTATTGACTACAATAACGAACAGGTCGGATTTCTCTCTTTTAACGTTGAACAGGATCTATATAATCCAGAGACCGATAATGCTGAGAAGATGATATGTGACTATGTTCCTATTGAAGATACAGAAGAAATTCCGCCAGAAGTCGTCTATCCACCGCAGGAGGCTGAGCCAGAATATGTTCTCAGTATTGATTTTACTGGAGTTCCGACAGTTCAAGCCGGCGGTTTCGGTAAGCTGTTTACAGCGAAAATCGATGGCGAAACGTGTGAGATGGCAAATTGGACTTTACAGGGCGATCATGTTCCTGATGAGATCCATTTTAAGAACGCGGAGGATTCTGTGTCTAGCGCAAAATGTAAAGTAGTTTGCGCTGATAATCCCAAGCTGATTGGAACCATTGTATCTTTGACAGTTCAGTCAGGTAAATTAACCGCCGATATTGATTTGGAGGTGATCTGATATGAATTTGGAAGAGATCGGTTCTTTCAAAAACAAAGTAATATCAAAGCTGATAAACGATGACAATATTCTTGATGTCCTTCTGGGGGACGTTGATGACATTGAAGATCCTGAAACTGCCCTGCTTGGTAAGGACGGGTCAGGAAAGGGCGGCTGTGTGTTTAAATATGAGTTTGTTCCAGACACCCAAGAGAATTCTAAGACATTTTTGTGCGTTGAGGTGGTGCCGGAAGAAACTAATGGCGACACGATTACAGACATGACGATCTATGTGTTTGCATATTGCAGCAAAAATCTCATGCAGACCTATCGCCGCAAAGGACAAGCCGGTACTCGGATCGATGTTCTCGTAAGTGACGTTGATAAGATTTTAAACGGCAACGCTGAATTTGGAATTGGTCCACTTGAATGGGTGGGCAGCAGTATTTATAAACCAGCACAGCCCTATTATGGTCGTATGCTCGTTTATCGCGTTGGAACTTTTCGGAGGGCAAGGCGATGATTCGATTAAATTATATAGACCATATCAGCCCTTATGGGGTCATGCTGCGCGAAGTAGGTCGAATTCACTCCCCTATTCTTGGAGATATTTTGAAGCTCGGCTACAACCAGTATCAGCGAGTATTGACTTTATTTTTGTATACACCAGAAAAATATTTCACGGACTTCTCGACAGATGCCAAGATAGAAAATCCGTGGAATCAGTTCACAAATGAACAAAAAAATGAAATGACAATGTTTGATATCCTAACAGCCAACGAAGAAGCCAGATCCGAATTGATTTCGGGTTTGGCTCTTTTTATTTTCGGTAATTTGGAGTGGGATGAAAAATATCGCGCAATTTTGATTGATAAACAAGTCGATTCAAAAGGCAATGCGTCAATTGGCGGCTTTGTTAACAAATCAAATTACAAGACAGTTGTTCAAGTAATTTTGCAGCTACTTGATATTGCGGATGACGATATGCCAGAAGAGAATCCTAAGTTTAAAACCGAGAAAGACCGGCTGTTTTGGGAGAAATTTCAGAAAAAGAAGAAAGAGTTCGCAAAAACAAAAAAAGGCGACCCCAATTTGGAGTTGCCTAATATGATCTCGTTGTTGTGTACATTTCATCAGAGTCTGAATTATTCAAATATTTGTGCCCTCACCATTGGTCAGATACGAGATACGTTCTCCCAACTGATGAAGGCGAAACAATTAAATATCGCAGAGATGAACTATTCAGTTTGGGGCGGAAAGTATGACCCGTCACAGTGGATAGAACGCATCGATAAAAAAGATGAAAACATAGGAGGATAACAATTATGGCTAACAAGAATGCTAATTTTGCCAACCGCGAAGTTGCTGACCTGATGCTGAAGAACTATTCCACTAAGAAAATGTTCCTGAATGTTGATTGGGCTAACGTCACTTCTACTTCTTTCGAAGGTGACCGTGTGTTTGCTACTGGCGGTCAGGGCGCTCCCAACCGCGTGCAGTTCGACGGTTCTCGTACCGGCACTCTGACCATCGAGGCTCAGGTGTATCCCGTCAAGGTCTTCCAGATGCTGTCTGGTAACGATCTGGGTACCACTGCAAACTTCCTGAAGCGCGAGAAGGTTACCGCTGCCGACACTGCCAAGCTGACTCTGAGCGAGGCTGCTGCAGGTGATTACGTGCAGGTCTTCAAGGCCGACGACGATCTGGGTGCCGAGCTGACAGCTACCGTGGCTGAGAAGGAAGTTACCGTCACTGTCGAGAGCGGCGTCGACTACATTGTGTATTACTACAAGAAGTCTGCTAAGCCCCAGGTGGTGCACCTCGATTCCAAGCACTTCCCCAAGGCATATCGTGTCGAGGGTTCTATTCCCTACAAGACCGAAGACGATGTCATTATCGAGGCCCATCCGATTTGGTATAAGGCTGTTCCGCAGGCTGGTTTCGAGCTGTCCTGGCAGAATACCGGCGATCCCGTTTCCCTGACCATGACCTTCGATGTTCTGGCTGATGCTGATGGCAACATGTTCGACTTGGTCTTTGATGGCGAGTAATTGTTGAATAGTAAATCAGAGGTAGAGTCTTTCGGGGCTCTACCCCTTTTATGAGCGCACGACCGCTGGAGCAGTCATGCGTTGATATGAGGAAACTCACGAATAAGAAGAACACCCACACAGCGGACCAGCTCTCTAATTTGCATAGAGGCTTCAGTGATTGTTCGAGTGGTTTGGCCCCATTTATGCCTGTGGCTGGCTTAAAGTCTTAGCTGATGCCAAGATGGACATGACACTAGCAATAAGACCGATTATCATACAAAACGTTTCGAAATCAATCTCCATAGGGTCCTCCTTTCTACCAGCAGCCTGACTACTGGATTTCCGGGAAGCCCCTACGATAACGTCCACATGATTAAATAAGCCCCAAGAGGGGTGTGCAGGTGTTCTTCAAGTTTGAATTTTACCATATTCCAAAACAAAAAGGAAGTGTTTATCATAAAAATCTTAGCTTTTGATCAAGCGCTGATAAAGACCGGCGTTTGTACATTAGACGACGGTGCTGTATATCACTCGCTGATTGATTTAAGTAAAACCAAAGACCCAGTTGAGCGTCGCGCCATTATGCGCCAGATGATACAGAGCCGTATCAAAACCAACAATCCCGATCTTGTCGTAATTGAAGACGTGGCGCTGCAAGCATCAGCCAAGACAGTAATTCAGCTTGCGCAGTTGCAGGGGGCGATTATTGGAGCGTGTGAACTATTTAATATTCCATATGAAATCATAAAGCCGACTGAATGGCGCAAAATGCTCGATTTCAAACAGGGGCGGCAAGTAAAACGCCCAGAACTAAAACAGCAGGCTATTGACTATGTAGCCGAACATTATGGTGAGAATGTTTCTTCTGATGAAGCGGACGCGATGTGTATTGCGACTGCCGCACTGATGAGACTTGAACAAGATAAAATTACACAGGAGGACTAATAATTATGAAAAATAATCTGAACCTAGAAGAGCGCATTCAGTTTGTTGATGGTGTTGTAGACCTGTCAAAGCGTAATGGCAAGTATGATCCCGCATTGTATGATTATGCTTTCCGTATCGCTGCTGTTGTCTACTTTACAGACACTAATACAACCGGCATGGATCAGAACGCGCTGAGCGAGCTGGCATTTTCTGATGAAACTACAAAGATGATGAACGAAACGCCTCGCAAGTATATTCTTGGCACGTTGAACAAGGCTTGCCGTGAGAAAATTGAGATCGAACGTCAGCAGTATATGGCACTGTTCGAGGCGACTGCAAAAAATCAGCCGTTTGAGGATTTGATGAAGCTGGCGGCTGAGGTGCTGAATGGTATTGGCGAGCAGTTTAATATGAAGGAAATGATCAAAACTATTTCTGAAGAGAATATGAAGAAGTCTGTGACTGATAACAGCTATAGTGTTAAAACTCCAGAAGGTCTACTTGATGGAGATCCCGTCATAGTGCTTTCCGAAAACAAGGAGTAAAACTATGGCAAAGTTTACAGCTACCACGGTGGATGCTCTTCAGACTGAAATCATGAGACGTGCAAATCTGGCACTAAAAAACGAAATTGCAAGCACTGTAAAAGAGCGGCTTAAAACTCATGTGCAGAAAGATGTGTATTCAACCTACTCCCCAGTCGAATATGAACGGCGTGAGGGATCTGGTGGCCTAGTAGACGATAAAAATCTAAAACACAAGGTTCGAGATCGCACGCTATATGTGTATGAAGAAGCACCTATTGATGGTCCGCGCTTAAACGCTCCAAATTTCAAAAACAAACCAGATAGTTTAGCACGCATAATCGAAGAGGGTGCTTACAATCCGTGGAATTATAGAAAATATAAGTGGACAAAACCACGTCCATTCATGGAGAACACACAAGACGACATCGATTATCGATACGCTGATATTGTAAAGCTACTAAAAAATCGAATCGAGCACGACAAATAATTAAAAAGATGAGCAGACTTATTAAAGCCTGCTTTTTTTAGATTCGGCTCCAAAGGAGGAATATAATATGGCGCGTGAACCAGAACTGAGTATTAAAGTCAAAGTAGATCCACAAATCAAACCAACAGAGTTAAAGACAAGCATTGAGCGAAAAGTAAAACAAAGCGGTGAAAAGCCGCAGATTGATATTGACCCTAATGTTGATGGCATAAAAAAGAAGGTCGAAGATAAATTAAAGAATATCAAAGCAACTGCAAGTATAACGCCTGTTGTCGATACTGAAAAGCTAAAAACTGATATTCAACAGCAAATTAACGGTATTGGCGATATCCCGAAAGTTACTGTTGGTGTTAACGTTGATGATTTTTCAAGTGAGTTGACTAAGCAGTTAAAAGATCAGCTAAAAGAAGTTAATCAACAATTAAGTTATTATCTAAAAAATCTAACAAGTAATACAGATCGACTGGGATCTTTTGCAAATGATATATTTTCTACGAAAGATCTTAAAGCATCCGCAAAACAGGTTGCGAATGAGGTAAGCGATGAATTTGTTGGTGGTTTATCTGGGACTTTTAATATCAACGATTTATTGAATTACAAGATTTCAGATACAACAAAGAAAAGAAATTTATCTCAAGTTGAAAATCTTGTAAATGAAATAAAAGATATTTGGGCTGGATTATATGCAGACAATTGGTTAGATGATGATAAAATTAATATAAATGCATTTAATGATCAATTTACTCAGCTTGGAAGCAAGGCAAAAGAATTAAAATCAATTTTAGATTCTGTATATTCTGCATTTGATTCAGACAAATTCAAAGATAAATTGGATGTCTTTAATGCACAGGGTTTTGATTTAAACAAAAAGCTAAAAGAATTCATGTCCATCGATGATTTTTTAGATGAGATTATTGATAAATCAAAAGACGCATTTAAAACAACTGACCAAGCTATGGATTTTTCCAAGTTAATAAACGGATTAACTGGTGATAATAAAATATCGTTCAATTCTGTTCTGGACAATGTATCAGGTGAGCTCGGGAATGTCCATGCTAAAATATCAGAAATTAACTCTAGCGCAAAGGCTGTTAAGACAGAAATAAAAGACGTCCAAAAAGAAGCGAACGCTGCACAAAAAACAGACACTTCCGGGCATTTAGATGCTTCAACTATTGAAACGTATGGGCAAAAGCTTGATAAGGTATTGAGCAATATTGCAGATAAACAGAATGCAATTAATGATGCACGTAAAACTGCTGTGAATTTAGAAAAAAGCATTCTCGCCGCAACAGTACTAACACGCGAAGGGCTTTCGAATGAACTCACGCAATATGAAGCTCTTTTCAAGAAATTTGATACTGACAAAATTGCAAAATTTGCAGAAACGACAAACCTTGCAGAGTTTATCAAGAATCAAGAAATTAAAATGCAGGATGCTCAAAATAGTGGAGAAAAGAATCAGATTGAAGATGGCGTCTATAATGTAAAAAAAGTTAAATTTGATATCGATCCAGCTGTTCTTCAAGCAAACATAGATGCGGTATTTGAAAACATTACAGCTCCTATTAGATTGTCCTTGGCTCCTGGTACCGTAGATAATTTAATAAATGAAATCACTCCGAAATTAGATAACATTCAAATCAACATTAATAATAATAATTCTAATAATGGTGTTCATTTTAAAGATTGGGAAGAAGCAGTAGATGCTCTTCTTCATGATGGTATTGATGATACAATGAGAGATGTCGGGATGGGAGTCCTTAAAGCATTAGAATTAGATGCCGATCATTCTAAAGCATTGAAAAAACTAAAAGAAACGTATGGATTTGACAAAATAATTAAAGATACCGATGCTGGAATAACAGCATATTGGCTGGATAATGAAACAGGATATGATGACTTAGTCGAAGAGGCCAGCAAATGGTATAATAATTATATTGCACAAATACAAAAATCCAAACCTATAGACGTTAAAGGTAAAGTTACAATCACAGATGCAGACGTTGTCGTGGATGTCAAAAACCCAGTGGCAATCCCCGGCACTGTTACGGTCAACCCGACTTCTGTTCAATTTGGCAATTCTGACGACCTTCAGAAAAATGCCAGCGCTCTATCGTCTGTAAAACAAAGTCTAAATAAAATTTCTACAGGCACTGAAGACTATGGCACAAAAATAGCAACTATTGGTCCATCTGTTCAGTATGTCACACAGGAAGTTGATAATCTCAGCAAGTCTCTTGAGAATCAAATCACAGACTTGGATCTTATCGCTAAAAAGACAGATGCCTATGGGACCACGGCCAATTCTATCACGCTGAACACAAAAGACGTAGCTACTCCGACTGCGCCAGTAGATATTCCCGGTAAAGTAACTCTTAAAGTAGAAGACGTAACTCCTCCGAAGGATTCTGTGAAGATTCCCGGTAAGGTCGAACTCGAGGTTTCTGATATCACTCCACCGAAAACAGCGGTCGAATTGGAAGGTAAAGTGTCTAATGTTACAGTTGACAATTCCGCCAAGGGCAAAAAGAAGAATGTCAAGGATGATGTTAAAAAGCCTGAAGTTATTGATTTGAAGGGCAGGGTCGAACTCAAGGACGAGGATATCAAGAGACCTAATCCTTTGAACCTCAATGGCGCAGTAAAAATCAAAGCAGCAGATGTTAAGATTGACGATGTTGAGATTTCGAAAAAAGAATTTGATATCGCGGGCAATTTGATTCTGAAGAATGCGAAGATTGTTGATGCAGTTAAAGAAGCGGCTGGCAAAAAGTCCGAGAAGAAAGGCACAACAAAATCTAAAATAGATTCAAATATTATAGACGTAAAAGCACAACAAGAAGCTAATAGATTGTTGCAGCAAGAAGAACAGCTCCAACAAAAAATCGCTGATGCTGCTCAAAAAAAGGCCGATGCCGAAAATAGATCTTTTAATCGAGATGTGGTTGCCGCACAGAAGAAATATGATCAAGCAGAGTTAGATAATTTAAAAGCCATTGAATCTATCTATCGAGAACTTACTAGTTTAGAAAGCAAACGTGGAAGATATACGAAGCCTGAACAGGCATTTGACTTACACCAAATTGAAGATCAAATTTCTGCCGATGAAGTAGAGCTTAATGAAAAAATGCTTTCTGCAAGCGAAGTTGGATATAATCCATTAAAAGTCACTAGTATTCGCAAACAGGCACTTAAATATTATTATGCACAAGCAAGTTCTGATAATAAATTTGATATTGCAAAACAACAGGCAGCCATAAAGATTCAACAAGAAGCGACAAAAGCATTACAAGAAGAAACAGAAGCGAAAGAAAAAGCCGCTGAGGCAACCAAAAAGCAAGAAGAAGCAGAAAATAAACTTCTTGCCCGCGATATTATTGCACAAGAGAAGAAAGATAATTCTGATGGAAGTAAAGCTATCGACGATATTGTTTCAAGTTATCAGAAAATTATATCTCTGCAAAAACAAAGAACCAGATTTGTCGATGCAAAAGATAAAGAAGATTTGGATGAAGTAAACAAGCAATTGGCAGAAGAAGAAACTCGTCTTTCTGAATTGATGTTTAATTTCCAAGATTCCACTGGTGTAAACCCTTATCAGTTTGCAGACGTTCGCAGTATAGCAGATTTGGCTGAAAAGGAATACCGTTCATCTAATCGTATCGTAGAAAATAAACGCAATGATCAATATCAAAATCTTGTAAATCAACTGTCAGGCGCTCAAAAAACTTACGGAACAGTAGAAGAAGCCGCAGCGGATGATAAAGCAGCGACGGATATTCAAGTTGCGCTTCAAAAGCAGCAAGAACTTGTATCACAGATTGCTAAAGCAAAGGTTGGTACAGAAGAGTACAACAACGCAATTCAAACCGCAGAGGAAAACTGGAAATCTGTTGTGGCAATTATAGATACCGTAGAAAAGAAGCAAAAAGATCTTACGAAAGCCGTCGATAGTATTGAAAAGAAATTCTATCAGCTTGCAGAAGAAGTTTCTGGCAGTTCTAACGAGAAATTAAAGAACTCTATCAATGGAGTTATCACCAAAGCGGCTACACTTAGCGTTCAAAATCCAAACACATACGAGAATTATGCGGTTGATTATAATGAGTTAAAGCGTGAATCTTACAAGGCCAACGCGCAATACACCATTTGGAAGAGCAATTATAAGAAACTTGAGCGCGAAGGCATCAAAATTGCCGAGGGCGTTGAAGTTGCTCGACAGATGCAGGCCGATGGAAGTCTCCAGAATGTCAAATTTGACGGTATCGATAATCTTCTCAAGCAGTTAAATGAGCTTGAGCCTCAGACTGACGCTTATAAAGAAAAACTTGTAGAAGTCAAAAAGATTTGGGAAGAAATCGAAAGAAAAGTTAAAGCCGTCGAAGAGTCAGAAAAGCAAGCCGCAAAACGAGAAAGTACGAAGGCGGGAAATTTAACCTCTATTGGAAATGCCATATCTCAAAATAGGGCTACAATGAAGGACGTCCAGAAGAATTATGGTACTGACTATTCTTTTTATGGTAAGCTGCAAGAAAAAGATTCAAAGCTCAAAACTTTACTTGATACAGTAACTGAATCTTCAGATCCAGTATCTGGTGCTAAAGAATGGGCAAAGAATAATCTTGATATATCACCAGATAAAATTAATTCTGTAACGGATGCAATAAATCAATTAAATATCGCATATAGAGAGGCAACACAAGAGGCAAAAGATTTTAACAAAGAAGCTTCTCGTGAAAAATCTATAAATAAGGCATCAATGGAAGTCGCTAATCTGAAGGCAACTATTCATGATTATATTGCAGAACATAAAAAGCTTGAAGGAACAGACGTTGGAAAGTCTCTTTATGAGTTGCTTGAAGCATTGAATCAAAGTGACGCACCAGAGAAAATTGGTGAGTTGAAAAAGAAATATGCAGAGCTTCGCGCTGAATCTAAAAAGTTGGGTCTTGAATCAAGAAATCTGCTTGATGTGTTTGAAAAACTGTTTGGTCAGCATTTAAGCACTATGATTACTATGGCAGCACTGCACAAGATGCAAGACGCGCTGCGGATCGTGTATCAGAATGTGGTCGAAATTGATACGGCAGTAACCGAGTTAAGAAAAGTCAGTGAGTATACAGGAAAATCCCTTGAAGAGTATATGGGACGTGCCGCAGAACAGGCTCAAAAGTTAGGCGTATCTATAAGTGACTATGTTAATTCAACCGCAGATTGGAAGCGGCTTGGTTATTCTGATGAAGACGCCGAGAATTTAGCAACCTACTCTACCCTACTTCGTAACGTTGGCGATAATATCGATGACGTTAACACCTCGTCTTCGTATTTGATTTCTACTCTACAAGGCTTTGGGCTGTTAGCCGATCAAGCAGAAGATGTTGTTAATAAAATTGACGCTGTGGCAAATACACAGCCCGTTACCGCAAAAGACCTTGGCGAAATCTTGACTCGCAGTTCTGCTGCTATGTCGGCCGCTAATAATACGCTGGAAGAAACTATCGCGCTTGGTACTGCTGCAAACGCAGTTATCCAAGATGCAGATACGGTCGGTACAACTTTAAAAAGTTTGTCAATGTATCTCCGTGCTGCTAAAAGTGACGCAGAGAATGCAGGTATTGAAGTTGACGGTATGGCCAATTCTGTGTCTGAGCTCCGCAGTGAACTGAAATCTCTGACTGGCGTTGACATCATGCTGGATAGCAAAAATTTCAAGAGTACATATCAAATCATGAAAGAGCTGTCTCAAGTATGGAGTGGCCTGTCCGATGTAACGCAGGCAAATGTCACTGAAATGATTGGCGGAAAGAGAAATGCTAACGCAGTTAGTGCAATCTTAAATAACTTTGATGTTGCTGAATCTGCTATGGAATCCGCTGCTAACAGCGCCAACGTGGCATGGGAAGAGAACGAAAAGTGGCTCGACAGTATCCAAGGCCGCCTTGGACAACTTGACGCAAGCTTCCAAGTTCTTTCTACCGACGTCCTCTCTTCCGGTCTCGTAAAGGGCGGCGTATCTTTCCTCACATCGATTGTTAAACTTCTTGATAAAATCATTAATCTTACTGGTGCCCTTCCTGCTGGACTGGGCATCGCAGCATTTGCAACTCAGCTGGGTAAACCCAAAATGACGGGTTTCATGATTGTGCCCAGCAATACTCCGGGTGGTGACACGGAACAAGTGCTCCGCAGGTATTTTATTATATCATTGCGAAGCATGAGGGAGTATTTAGTAAAACCGACGAATATGGTGGCTTAGCCACGGCGAGTTTGGGTAATTCTCGTCCGGGAACCGAAAGGAATCCGCAGGCAAGCTCTGTATGTGCCTACATTATTATAATAGGCACTGCCAGAGACGCTTCAGAGAGCATAATGTCGGAGTGGAACTATGTGCGCAACAACGCCGCAGATTCACTATGGGGTGCTCCAAATCACTGCTACGCAATCAAGCGCACGCAGGAAAAATTACAGGCGGTCTTTCCCCTGCCGTCAAAAGTGGAAAAATATTTTTGTTGACTATCTTAGTATTTCTGGCTATAATAAAAATATCAAAAACAACATGTAAACAAAACGCATGTAGTGGAGGTATTTTATTATGGCACGTCCTAAAGGAAGCAAGAATAAAGCAAAGGTTCTCGATGGTATCGATTACGCAGCACAGATCGCTGAAAAGAACACTACTGCAGAATCTATTGCTCAGGAGATTGCAACTATTGGTGATAATATCGCTACACTGAACGCTCAGCGTAAAGCAAAAGAAGCAGAGTTGAAAAAACTCAACAAAGAGATTGTAAAGCTCGAAAAGAAAAAGGCTGATGCTGACGAAAAGATTGCGGCAGAGCTGAATCGTAAAAAGGCAGAAGATATTGTTGCCAATGCACTGGCAAATGGTGTGACTGCCGAAGAAATCGCTGAACTGCTGAAATAACAACGGCTCAGCCATCATAATGAACAAGCCCGACTTCCCTACTGCTGGGAGGCCGGGTGTTTTAATAGTTGACAATAAAATCCCATTGTGGTAGCATAATATAAAGAGGTGATAGTTATGACAAATGCAGCAAGCCAAACTTCTGATTACAAATGGTTTACCGACAATTATGCCTCTCTATGTGAAAAATACGGAAATGCTTTTGTTGCGATAAAGAACGAATCAATTCTTGGAGTTTATCCTTCTTTTGCAGCTGGAGTTAAAGAGACGTTAAAACATGAGCCTGTCGGGTCTTTTATTGTTCAGAAATGTTACGCTGATGGGCATATGCATATTGACAGCATAGCATCAATGAATTTTATGTAAAGGATGTTGGAAGTTAATGAGCGATGCCCATCAGAGAGCGTTCACCCAAGGTAGCGATTGCATTCTAACAAAGCTTCGTACCGTATCTAAGATTTCATACAATGGGAAAACTATTGATTGTATCACATTATGGGATACTGGTGCAACTTGTAGTGCGATTTCAAAAGATGTTGTTGATAAATTAGATTTAGTATCTCTTGGAAAACAGAAAATCAAAACTCCATCTGGTCCAAAAATTGTAAACACCTATATGGTTAATATTACTCTTCCAAACGATCTTGAGATGAATGACTGGTATGTTATTGATTCCGAGATTGGAGACCAGAAACTCGATCTTCTTGTTGGAATGGACGTAATATCAAAGGGAGATTTTTCTGTCAGCAATTATAATGGAAAGACTACCTTTACATTTAGAACGCCTTCTCAAAAGAAGACCGATTATGTACAGCAACTCGCGGCACAAAATATTCTTGCTCGAAAGGGTAGTATGCCGCATAAAGGTAAAAAGAGAAAGTAATAAAGTAAAACGCCCGGATGATTACTCACTTCCGGGCGCTTTATTTATGCCATTTTAGTCAGTTGTGACTCACAATTCATACATATAGTTCTTGTGGTAGAATTATTTACTGGGTTTGCTGGCGGTACAATCACTTCTGCGCTTTTGCTTTCCGCTCTTCTTCAAGTTTTACAAAATCAAGCCCATACAAATCTTCAAGCTCTTCGAGGACATGCTTGATACCGTACCCAATATGCATCTCGTTTGCGCCAAATTTATAATAGATATCGCCAAGTGCTTCCGGTTCAAGTCCAAGATCGTCAATTCGACCTCTGAATTTCCCATGGCCGTCAACGGTTACAGGATACCGAAAATCAGCGCCCCATTCATCAGTCCATCCATTGTACGAGTCGCTATTTGCGCATGTGTCACCAATTCTGTATTCAAGTTTGCAAATGAGGTTCATAATGTCCTGATTGACTTTCATTTTAATTCTCCTTTAGAAATTACTCCCGCACTGCTTACAATGCCACTGTTTGCCGAGCTTTCCGCTGGCAGCTCTAGTTGACATTTATAAATAATCATGGTAAGATTCGAGGTGATACAATGTTACAAATTAACGAAATCGCCATTGACGAATATTTTAACAATGGTTTTATATCTCTTCAGTTAATGTCAAAGTTAAATGACATAGACGAAAAAACTGAACTTTATTTTACAGAAAGAGTTCTTCAAGAGAATTCTGAAAATAAAATTTTTATAGGGTGATTAAAATGGATGATCGTTTTGCAATTGTAGTAAACTCTTCCGAAGTGTTAAACAAATTATCATGACCAGTAATCGTAAACGGTGGCCAACACAAAACAATCGTAAAAGCTGTTTGGGATACTGGCGCAACTTGTAGTTGTATTTCTCCTACTCTTGCAAACGAGCTTAATCTTCAGAAAGTAGGCGAAACTTCTGTCAAATCTGCGTCTCATGCAGTAGATCGAACCAACATTTATGAGGTAGATGTTATTGTAAGTGACAACATCCGTTTTAACAGTGTTTATGTTTGTGAAATGAATATCCAGTATCAGCAAATCGGTATGTTAATTGGCATGGACTTAATCTCACAGGGCGATTTTGCTACAAGTAATTTCAATGGGCAAACCACCTTCACATTTAGAAAACCGTCTAAATCAAAAATTGAGTTCACATCGCACGAACAAAGTTTTAAGGAACTTGCGGAATTAGCAAAGAAAATCTAATACACAACATTTTGCCATCCGTTTCGGGTGGCTTTTGTTTTTGTCAAAAATCGCTCTTGCAATTATTACAATGCCACTGTTTCCCCAATTTGGACGATGCTGCTCCAACGATAGATATCGACACGGCTCTGTTTAGCGTGCTGATCTTCTCGGTATTTGTAGACTTACAGTAGGGACATGTCACATGCGGATGCTTTGCTTCATATTCGGCTGAAAGCGCTCGCGCTATTGCTCTTTCTTTTTCTTCTTGTTCTTGTTCTCTTTTAAGTATGCCGGGATTATTTTGTTCTTTTATATAATCTTCGAACGATTTTAAGAATGCTTCGTTTATACCTTTGCGAGACATCTCTCCTCTTCCGCTTGGGCGAGTCGCTAGTTTATCTTCGGTTGCTTTTACATATTCATTCATTAAATATTCGTTGTCGCTGTATTCTTGTAAAATACAATCAACCATATAGGCATAAACAACTGATGCAAAAAATTCGTCATCATTTTTTACTCTCCAATCATCTTTTAGGATTTTATAGTCTGGATATTTTTTCAGAATCTTTTTTCCTTCAGCAGTTAAAGCTCCTATTGTCCAAAAGCCCCATTTATTCGCTTTGCCGTGTCTATAGTCAATATCTGCTTCGATTTCACCAATTCTCATAATTCTTATCACCTATTTCACAAATAATCTTTGCTGACCACTAAGATTAGTATACGGTTTGACAATCAACAAGTCAATAGGTGAATTAACGACCTTAGATGGATCTCTTGATAAAACATTAAAAGCGTCAGAGCAGCTTAAAGATTTGCCGCAAATCCTTCAGAAATATATGCTCTTGGGAAATTATCAAATCGGAAATGCAAAAAAATTTGATAGTCATTCAATTTTTAACGATATCGGAAGCATTGATGGATTTATTGCACAATTTGTAAATCTTGACGAAGCTCAACAAAAAGCATTTCTCAGTTTGTCTTCTTTTGATGAAGGCTTAGAGGACTATATTGAAAATACAAAAAATGCTGTTCAAATAGGTGAGAAATTCAATTCTCAATTATTTGAACAAATCGCATCTCAAAAAGACGGCATTACAACTGGTGTTCTGAACGAATTCATGAAGGCAGGCGGGTTAAAAGACGCTAAAGGGGTACTCGCACTTCCAAACACACAAGATGCTATTGCCTTGATGGAAGATTACGCCAATCATTGTTCCGATGCAAGTAAAACGCAACAACTGTTCAACGCTGGAATTTTAGAACAAGAAAATGGTGTCTATAAACTTTCTCAAGCATTCTTGAAAGAAATTAGTGTTAAACAGGCGAGCACGGTCGCCACAGTAGCTCTTACTGCGGCTCAAAAGGCTTGGAATGTAGTAGCTCAATATGGCAAACAACTTCTCCTCTCTCTTGGCGTAGCTGCTGTTGCCTTTATCGCGACTAAAATTGTCGATTATCTGATGAACCTTAAAACGCATTCCGAAGAACTTGTCGCTACAATGAATGATTCTCATGATGCAGCTGAACAAGCTACTAAGGATGTTGAAGAGATCCAATCCAAGATTGACGAGCTTAACAAATCTCTGAAGGACGCAGGCGTTAAAAAGATTGAAGACATTGTTGACCCTGCCGAGCGTGAGCGTCTGCAAGCTATCAATGATATGTTACAGGCTCAACTCGAACTCAAGAAGCAGCTAGAGAAGGACGCAAACGATAAAGCAAATGCTGACACAAGTGCTGTTGTAAATGATAAAACTGAAGACAGTATTGTGAAATCCCGCACAGTAAATGTTTCTTATGCCGAGGGTGGTGCAAATGCTGGCACTCATCAGGTTGCAGAGAAGGTCTCTAAGACTGAATCTCTCCATGAGTATGCAGCAGCACTCGAAGATACTACTCAAAAACGTCGTGATCTTCAGGTTGAACTTGACCAAATTGAAGCTTCTAGCGGAAAAGATTCTGAAGAGTATGCAAATAAAAAGAAAGAACTCGATGCTCTGAATGAAACTTTTGAATCCCAGAAAACCAAAGTTGAAGAATTGTCTACTGCTGTTTCCGAGCAGATGGGCAATTACAAGACAGATGCTGACAGTTTTGCTCAGTATAAGGACGAGTATGTTGCCGGTACGAACGCCATGACCGCAGCCACTAAAGCTCTGGCGAATGCACAAGATAATACAGGCATTGATACTACCAATCTTGATATATTCTCAGAAAAAATAAAACAAATCAAGAATGATATCGATAATGGTGATTCTCAGCAAAGCGATTGGAAAACATTCAATGGGCTTGATGCATTTAGTGGAATGAGTGGCGAGGCAATAATCAACATTGATAAGGACTCTTCTCATCAAACTGAGACCGAAACAGCTGCGCTTGAAAAACTCCATAAAACTGCAGACGAGAATAAAATATCATTTGAGTCTCTAATTGGTGTGTTTGAAAGTTTCGGTCTTGTGCAAATTAGTAACTCTGCAGCTGCTGACGATTACGCCGATAAACTCGAAAAAACAATAGGCGTCATCGATAATATTCAATCAGCATACAAAGCCTGTTCTAGCGCTGTTGAAGAATACAACCAGTATGGGTACATGAGCGTTGATTCGTTGCAGGCTCTTTTACAAATGGATGACCAGTATCTTAATACTCTTGAACTTGTTAATGGAAAGCTCCAAGTCAATCAAAGTGCGTATGCAGATTTGTTGGCAACTCAATATGCAGAAGCTCAAATGGAAGCTATTTCTCAGGCGATATCAGAACTAAATGCGATTGCAAAGGGAGACGCTGCAGAAAAAGCCGAGACATTTACTGAAGCAACTGAAGATGAAAAGAATAAGCTTACTGCTTTATGCCCAGCTTTGAAAGATGCCACTGTCGGAACAGGCGAACTTGCTGCCGCATTAGCCGCTGCACAGGGAGCAGCCAATGGAGAAGATGCTGACGCTGTTCAAGCTAAAATTGACGGTGTTATGAACGCATTGAACACCAGATTAACGCTTATTGGAAATAATATGTCTGCCGCAATGAATGGTGCTGCCGGTTTACGCAATCAGCTCGATGGGTTTAGCAATTCTTCGAAAAAGGCCGCTGATTCTTCGAACAAGGCAGCGGATTCTTCTAAAACACTTCTTGACGCATGGTCCACTCTGACTTCTGCTATGGAGGAGTACAACAAGTGGGGTAGCATAAGTCTTAACACGATGAAATCCCTCATGGGGCTTGACTCCAAATATACTTCTTGTTTAAAAAAGCAAGGAAATGAATTGGTTGTAGATGCCACTGCATGTCGAGATCTGATTCAGGCAGAACTAAAACATGCTGCCGCTACAAATGATGGCACGGGTAAGATCGGACAGTACAATCAAGTCCTTGAATATCTTGACACTCACGCTAAGAACGGGACTATTTCGCTCAATCAACTGAAGGATGCAATTGAAGGTGTAAATACCGCGCTGGATGAAGCAACTGGTAAAACAGACGAATTCCAGTCTGGCATGGAGATCCTTCATGATCTGTCTAAAATTGATAATGCAAATGGAGAACAGATTGCGGATTACGATACACTAAAGAAAGTCACCGAACTAGTTACCAAGCACCCAGAACTCGATGGCATTTTCCTTGATGAGAACGGAAATCTCAATGTCGATGATGACAAGATCAAGAAGGCCGCTGAAATTCTTGTTGGGAAAATTATCAATGCTGCCAATGATAGTGGGCAAACCGGTCTGGCTAAGCTGTGGTCAAATCGCCTTGAACAACTGAATAAAGGCGATATCTCCATGACTGATTTCTGGAACGGTTTTGGCACGGACATCGAAGATGCAAACACTAAAATTGATAAATTCCAGAGTACATTTAGTGCTTTCCGTAGCGCTTTGGAAGAGATTCAGGAAACCGGAAGTCTTAAAAGTCAAGATACTCTTCAAGAGCTCGGTCAAATTGACCAGTCTTTCCTCGATCAGTTCATACAAGATGATGGAACATATAAAATCAACGCAACTGGTTTGCGTGATATGTATGTGAAGCAGCTTGAACCACTAATGAAGGAATTTGATGGAACTGTATACGGTGATTATCTCAAGAAGATGTACGATGCTGTACGTGCTCCTACCGAAGAAGAGTACGACGTATTGGTTAAGGCGACTTTAGAATATAAGGTTGCAAAAGAAAAATATGACCGTGCAGTTGGTCGTATTGATTCTTCTGACGCATCTGATGAGGATAAAGAAGCTGCCAAGAAAGCAGCTTTAGATGAACTGACTGCTGTTTATAATCAGAAATATCAAGATGTTCAAGAAACCGATGCCCAAGTGATGGCGAAACTGATTGCTCACTGGGAGGACGCGAAAAATGCGGTCGAAAGTTTCAAGTCTGCTCTATCTGATGCAAAAGACATCCTTTCTTCTTTCCTCTCTCTCCTTTCGTCCGCAAATGACAAATCTAATAACGACCTCAAGATTTGGGGCGATGCTATGGGCAAAGTCATCGACAAGCGGATTGAAGCCCTGAATAAGCAGAAGGAAGCTCTGGAAGAAAATAATGAGGCTACTGAACGCGCCATTGAACTTTCCAAGGCACAAGATGCTCTCGCCCGTGCCCAGCAACAGCGCACGACCCGTGTGTACACTGAGAATGGTTACGAGTGGCAGGCAAACGCCGAAGATGTGCGTACTGCACGCGAAGACCTTGCCGACAAGCAGCGTGAATGGAATAATAAAGACGCTGAAAAGGCTATTGACGACCAGATCAAGAAGTACAATGAGTTCAAGGACAAGTTGTCTGAGGTCATGGATGATATCGGCAAGAGCTGGAAGGATTACCAGAAGGAGCTTGAGTACACTGCGCAGATCCAGAAGATGAGTCTATCTCAGATGGAAGGCTCACTGGACGGCTACCATGACAAGATTATTGCAAGCCTGAATACAGGCAGTGCAATTACCAGCATCCAGAATTTGATTACAAACCTTGAATCACTGATAAATACGCTCACAAAACTAAATAACCTGTATTCCATGCTTAAGACTGGTGAGTACAAAGATCTCAGCATAAAAGGTCTATGGGATACGATAAAAGGATTCTTCAATAAGGGAAAATCAGAGAATGTAAATAAATCCTTTAAAGATACATTCGATGCCGCTAAAAAGGCATTCAATGCTGGTAAAAAACAGCTTACAGATACTGCAACTACTGGAACAAATGATGTTATCAATGCAATGATCAACCAGATTAAAACTTCAGGAAATAGTCTTATTGAAACATTTGGTGGCATCTGGAACACGATCAAAACTGGCGCTCAGAGTCTATTTAACGGTTCCGGCGAAGGCGGCGGCATTGTTTCCACAGTTGTAAACGGATTTAAGGCTGTCGGTAATGCTGTTAGTAAGAGCAAGATTGGTTCCACTCTTATTAAAGGCGTAGGAAAACTAGTCACTGGTGCTGGCGGACTTATCAAAGGCGCTGTTAGTGCTATAGGTACTGCTGGCGCTTCTGCAATCCCTGTTGTTGGTGGTCTTGCTGCAGCGGCTGGTCTTGGTATTTATAGCGGTGTAAAGGGTATAAAGCATCAAAAAGAAATCTGGTCTAACAAAGAAGACGGTTTTGGTAAAAAGGCAATAAAGTCTGTTGCATCGTTCTTCTGGGACATCAGTCCGATTGGTGGAATCGTAAATCTATGTAAAGACATTTTCGGTAAGAGTAAAGAAACTGCCGAGAATACAAAAGACACTGCGAATAGTAGTTCTGAAACTGCCGAAAACACACAAAAGAGCGCAACAAATCTCACAATTAACGCTACACAGATCGTATCTAAAGAAGAGAATAAAGCAACTGACGAAACAGACAAAAAGAATGACGCAACCGCCAATGAAGATAAAACAGTCAAAACGGCTGCTACAACTCTTACTGGTGCTGGTCTGGGCGCAGCTGCGGGTATGGCAGTAGGTGGACCTGTAGGAGCATTGATTGGTACTCTTTTGGGAGGTTTTGCTGGTTTCTTTTTGGGTGGTCATGCGAATGGTCTTAAATCTTCTAAAACGAATCATTTTGCAAACGTTGACGAAAGAGGTTCAGAACTTATTGTTCGTAAGCCAGCTTCTGGACGTTATACATATCTTGAGACTGGCGATGGTGTTGTTCCTGCTGATATTACCTCTCGCCTGTTTGAGATGGGCGGCAATCCAGACAAGTGGTTCAGCGATCAATTGGCAAAACATAGTTCTGCTTCTATGGTGCAAAGCCGTGACGCTGGTGGTATTTCCCTGTCTATTGGTGATGTGAATGTGAACAATCCCGTTGGTGATAGCGATGCACTGGCTCGTGAGCTGGTAAATCGTCTGCCGAACAAGGTTGTACAGGAACTGAATAGACGTTAAGCAGTACAATAAGCAAAAATAAATACGAAGTATACTTGGCTCAGGGTGGGTTGGGTAGGTTGAGATCGAGTATACATTTATAAAGGAGGGACGAGATGTCACAAAATAGTCAAGATGCAATCGACGTGTTGAGCAAAGTCATCGTAGACACGATTGAAAAGAAACTCAATGACGCAAAATTTGACAAATCGCAGACTGGCGTGGTAACTGCGGTGAGTGGGAATACATACACAATATCCGTGTTTGGAAGCCAGTATAACATTACCTCTGACCAGATTTACACGGTTGGACAGAGTGTGGTTGTGACTGCATTGCAGGGTGATATGAAGCGACTGGTATGTTCCCCCGATAATATTGGTACAATGAAAACAGTGGACAGCAAAGTCAACGTGGTTGGCAGTCAGCTGTCCATTATTGATACAGATTTTGCTGACACTATTGTTAAATACACGGATGTCAGTGAATTTTTAACGCTGAAAGATCAGGTAGACGGACAACTCAGCTTATGGTTCTACAGTGGTGTACCATCTACTGATACAGCTCCGACAGTAAATTGGGTAACGGAGGATGCAAAGAGACTGCACATTGGCGACCTTTATTATGACATGAAGGCTGATGATGCGTATAGGTGGACGGACACTTTTATATGGGAGGCTCTTAGTGACAAGAATTTATTGAAAGTTTTGAGAGCTGCGAGCCTTGAAAACGATACAGCAAATGGATCAAGACGTGTTTTTTTCACAACGCCTTCAACCCCATATAGCCGTGGTGATATCTGGGCAAGTAGTTCTGGTGATAATAAAGTTCTTGTATGTCAGACAGCGCGTCCTACAACTGAAAGCTTTAGTCGGACTGACTGGGCTGTGGCGCTAAAATACACGGATGATACAAAAGCAAACGAGGCACTGGATGCCGCTGGCAAAATAGATGGTGACCTTGTAAGCTTTAAAACGGAATATAATTCTGATTTGGAGAGTACAAAGCAGCAGATTGAAGCCCGCGTAACCACTAAAAAATACAACGAGGACATGAGCGGGCTAAATACAAGAATTTCGCTGACAGAATCTAAAATTTCAAAAAACGAGAATGCCATCGTACTGTGTGCCACAAAAACTGAAGCTCAAAAGTATGCGGATACTGCAGAACTGAACGCAAATAAAAAGCTCGAAGAGCACATCAAAACAGCAACTGAAAGCATTGATTCAAAGGTGGCTAAGACAGATTATACTGGAAAAAACATTGCTACTTTGATAAACCAGAGTACAAATACTGTAAAAATCAAGGCGACAAAGCTTAACTTGACTGGTGCTATATCTGTTGACAAAAATGGTAAAGTGGCGCTTGATTCCACCTCTGTAAACAACAGCCTTACGCAAGTTTCTGGGGATAAAATCACCACTGATACTATTACTGTGGACAAGTTGAAGGCTGGGCAGATTTTCCAGGTATTATGGAAGAACGATTCAAAAGATGCATACTCTGCTGTTGGCGAAGAGAACAAGTTGACTTTTGAAGCGGACAGCGATTATTCAGAATATATTTTTATTTTCCGTGGCTACAAAGAGAGAGAAGTTGTTGAGATTGATCCAGAGAGTGCTGCAACAAAACGGGTGCTCGAATATTTGAGCAAAGTTTCTGTTATTGTGTCGAAACCAGTCGCAGGTGAATGGAGTGGTGCAGAATATCATTGCGCCACTATGAATACGCCGAAGCTGTGTATGATTTATGATTTGAGCGCTGGCGACAATTCTACTCCAAATGTATCATACAATTCTGACACAAGTATAAAAAGTGCTTTCCGTCCGTTCTATGTAAAAGCATATGAAAAGAATAATAAATATTGCACTGAAATTACATTCTTTGACGCACAAAGCTCTGGTGAGACGGCCATTACAACAAATAACGATTTGATTATTCCATGTGAGATATATGGCGTAAAATAAGGAGGTGTTAAATTGGCGAAACCGATAATTTCAAAATTTTCCGTGATAGACGCTACGCGGGAAAATATTGTGCGGTACACATGTTACGATGACACGATCAATGAAGTGAAGTATATTATCTATGACAACGCCTCCGGCAATATTATTGTTAACCAGACAGTGAAAACCAGTGGTTCATCTTCTGTGCGTATGTTTATGTTGCCAGCGAACCTTATACATAACAGACTACTCCCCTACTATCTTAAAATTGCAGTAACAAATCAGAACGGCAATACAAGTGATTTAAGCGATGCCGTTCTTTTTTATTGCCATGAAAAACCGGTGTTAACGTTTGTTGATGTGGAAGCACGCGCTGAAAAGACGATTCCCTTCCCCGCTTTTTCATTTAATGTCGAGTATAAAAACATCGAAGAAGAGGGCGAGACACTGAATCTTTATAAATATCAGCTTTATGATTCAGACAAGACTTTGTTACATGAGGAGATATACCACGGCTCTATTTCACATGCGTTTAACGTAGAAAGCCTTGATAATAATAAGGTGTACTATGTGCGAGCAGTTGGAGAAACTGTGAACGGATATGTTCTGGACACGGATTTTTGCGCATTCAGAATTGAGTATGACGGACAACTGCAGAAACTTGAAATTGTGGCAGAGAATGAAAAAAGAGAAGGCAGAATTAAGCTTACCATTACAAAAAACGAGGACAAGCCTAATAATTTTGATTCTATTCGCGTAAAGCGTAGAGAGGTTGGCAAGTACGACTGGATTACGATTTATGAAAAGAAGATCACAAGTTCCGTTGAGCCTATTTTGATTGTATGCTATGACAAATTCGCACGTGGCAGGAAAACGAAGTATCAGTATATGGCAGTTCCTGTTGTGGATGAAATTGAACAAGTGTACACATCTACAAGTGCCGTAAGCGATTTTGACGGAGCATGGCTAATGGATAAAGACATATCATATTATGTTGGTCTTGAGCCAGCTGTCACGAATATTACGCGCAATCAAGAAGCGTCTGTGGAGACGACATTGGGAAGCAAGTATCCCATCGTATTCTATGGTAGTGAGGCAAATTATTATAGCGGCAACTTCTCTGGTGTTATTATCAAGTGGGATCGCAACAATGATGAGTTTGATTTTGATGGGTCTATTGACTATCGGGAGACTTTTATCAATTGGCTAACGAACAAAAAGCCAAAAGCATTGAAGATGTACGATGGCCGCGCATGGCTGATGAATGTGAATGGAAATGTTTCTTACTCAGATGATGAGCATCCGGATAAGGTAGAAATCTCATTTGATTTTGTAGAGACTGGCGATTTGAATAGCAGCGATGACATGAAGAACGCTGGTTTGATTTAAGGAGGTGGGCCATGACTTACTTACCTACAGAAGAAGATCTGGCCTTACTGAAAAGCCGGTCAAAAAGATTATATTGTCGTATTGAACTGCTGAATAAAGACTACCAGATTATTGATACGATTGAAGGACTTGCGTTAAGTGGTTCTAACTCGATTGACGCAGACTCAGATACACGGCGCACTTTTAATCTTGATATCTTCCCGAAGAGTGGATTCTCTATTTCTCAGTTCTCCACAGAGGAGTGGACGAGCAAGATGCTGCGCTTACAGATTGGTATGAAAGCTCCAACAAGTATGCCGCTTGTTGGGGCGGACGCGGTAAGAATACCAGAAGAAGAGATCGATGCAAAAATCAAAAATAGTGCGATATACAAAGAAAAGGACACAGAGTTAAGGCAAGCAAAGTGGAGATATAAGGTTGGCGGTTATGAACAGTATGGCAATATCGAAAATATAAACCGTAAGCGTATTATTTGGACAGATGAAAATAAAGAGAAATATGCATCTTTTGTGAAAGAGCAAGGAGATGTTGGAACATATTCGACCGTTGTTGCATCTTCAGATGGTTATACAACAAATGGCAAGACGTATGAGATTGCATACACTCCACTACTGATAGGCGGAGGAGATGTTGTTATTCCGCTGCTGAATGCAGATATCAGGTCTTATATTGAAGTGATTTTCAATGCAGCTTGTGATGCAGTTCAAAGAGATGGTTCAACTTTACAAAGTAAAATACTTGAACTTGATAGTTTTGGTGTTGACTGTATGATTTATGGGAAAACAGTACGTGTAAAAAATATGATTGCTGCTGTAGAGGGTGGTATCGCAGCAGGAAGGATATTATCTGCAGCCGATGTTGCAGCGATTGCTGGCTGTACCAAAGAAGAACTTGATAAATATTTCCATGACACAAGTGTATTTGTTGGCTATTCAATGCACGATATTCAAGGAACGATATGGGAATTGAAAGATGGTTTAACTCAGATATATAACTTCTATCACGCTTTATACTCTGGTGAGGCTGAAATACGAACTGGCACGAACTTTGTGGATACAGATGGTGTACACTGGTATGGCGCTGGCGTATATGCAATACAGCAAAATGGATACAGTTATGATGCTACAACGAACAAACTAAGCCTTTCTTGTCTTGATATGACCTGTTTGCTTGACGGCACGCTTGGTGGAACACTGACCGGATACGCAACGCGCATTCCGATGTATGACCGCAAGCTCGTGGTTAAGGATGGGGTCAACTACTACGAAGATGACAAAAAGAAGCCGCACTATGTTCGTGATTCCATTAAGGAGACATTTGAACTTTCAGGGCTGACAAAGAGTATGGTTGACTATTGGGTACGGCGAATTCCGCACGACCTAGAATATAATACTGGCACGACAATCTGGAACATTTTGACGGAGTTGAGAGACCTCTATTTCCCTTTCGAGATGTATTTTGACGACGATACTTTTGTGTGTAAAGAAATTCCGTCTGGCTACGACGACCCCGTTGTTCTGGACGAGGATACATTTAAGAGTATGGTTATCAGCGAAGATGCCAGCGTCGATTACGGTCAGATCCATAACTGTGTAGAGGTATGGGGTGCATCAAACTCCAGCGACTATTTCTGTAAGGATAAACTTGAAAAAAATGACCCAGACGGTACTGGCGAGGTCGTGTATTGTAAAAAAGGAACAAAAGAATGGAATGATGTTGTTACGCTGCTTAAAGATAATAAATTGAATATGAGCTACAACATGAACCCAAATGATACCGGCGCGTCTATTTTATTGTTAAAATTAAAACAAGCAAGTATTCAGGACGGTACAAGATTTTCGTTTATTTGCCCAGAAGATATTGCGATAAATGCAAGAATCTGTGTTGAGAACCTTGTTACGACAATCAAAACGAATCCGACTGGGGCAGGACAGTATCGGGAAACAACGCGCGCAGTGTATGGACCTATGATGTTGTTTAAGGCTGTTACCAACGAAAAAGGAGAGGACGAACCAGAAGATACCTCTCTACTAAGGAAAGGCCGTTATTACGTCATAAAATATGGCGAGCATTGGCTAAATCAGGCAACTGATGGTGCATTTACATATAAGTTCAACGCACTTACAGGCAAATACGAAAAAGAACAGCGTGATCCACAGGTGCGCTATTACCCGAAACAAATCTATAATCCATCCACGAAAAATTATGACACCGTGTATGTGAAGTATAATCCAGCAACGAATACAGAGATCCAGATATCAGACCCTGCTCTTCTTATTGAGAGCCGGGTCTATTTTATTGGTCAGTCTCAGTCTCATGCTATGACGAAGTTTGTGGATGCAATGCCGACCGCAAAACAAATTGAGGCAGACAAGATTGCGGAGGCATGTGACAACCTTGAGTACGTTGTCGTAAATGACCCAAACCGCATTGATGACTTGTACAATAGTCGGTTGACGATTGATAAAATCGGGCGAAGAAACCTTGTGTGCTCGGGTAGTGAGTTTGACGGATATACCTCGGATGAATCAGCCATGACGGTATGCAAATACACGCTATGGAAAAATTGTCGGCTGACGGATTCCATCACATTGAGTATGCACATGATTCCGTGGCTTGACGTAAATGAAAAGGTAAAATATGCAGCGAAGTACCTGAAGTCTGATATTGCAGTTGAGTGGATTATTAAAAAGATAGATAAAAACATTGGAGAAGGCACAATGAATGTTACATTGAGCCGCTATTACCCGTATTATCCCTATATCACTTATGAGAATGTCCTCAAAGAAAAATATATCGATAATAAGAAAGATACTTAATGAGAGGAGTGAGTAGATGGCATTATCATTTGAAGAATCCAAACGTATGGTCGCTGCAAGCCCCGCAATGACGATGGAGGTTTCCATAGAAGATGCTCGTCCAGTGGTTGATTGTGATGAGGATGTGGCAATCTTCTCTGTGGAAGACCAGAATTTCACCAGAAGTGGCAACTATACGTGGTTTGATACCTTCTCGGACAATGATTTTTCTACGGTTGATACCAATAAAGAAATCACACTGAGTCCGACTCAGATAAATATCACACAGGAAAACAACAGTCAGGTCATTCCGTTTGAGATGCCGCGTTATTATGATGGTGTTGACCTGATGAGCATGACGATTCAGATCCACTATGTTAACGCTAATAATGCTGAGAACTATACCGCACCCATCAACGTGAGCTATAGTACTGATAAGATCCGGTTTTACTGGATGGTCAGCAACTATGCCACCATCAAAGAGGGTGTACTGAAGTTTGAAATTATGGCGACTGGTGCAATTACTGTACCGAGCAGCGGTGAATCGAAGAATTATCTATGGCGCACAAAGCCGAACGAAAAACTGAATGTTTTGAAATCGCTTACCGGCACCGCAATGACCGATCCGACTGGCGATGACTGGTATACTCAGTTCTTAGCTACGATGAGCCAGAAGGTTGGTGAGGCACAGACTGCTGCAACTCAGGCTGCACAGAGCGCACAAGAAGCACAGGCTGTCGTAGACGGTCTGGCCGACACACTGGCAAGCTACTACACTAAAGAAGAGGTTGATGGTTTTGTTACTCTGCTTCGGGGTGATATCGCCAAGGTTGATGGTCTAGCAAAGTTTGATGTGCAGTATGATGCTGAAACACAGACGATTAAGTTCCTGAATGGCGAAAAGATTATTAAAACCATCACACTGAACACTGACCCGAGTGCTGATTGGGTGACAGCTTTTAATAAAACTGTTGAAGCAAAAATCGATGAAAAGATTGCGCCCGTTAAGACTGAACTGACCGAGTATAAGACCAGTACTGATGCTGCCGTAAAGAATCTGCAGGATAGCGTTGGTAACTTGCCTGAGACCTTGCAAAGTGATTATTACAACAAACAGGCAACCGATAAGCTGTTAGAAGCAAAGGCTGAAAAGACCAGCGTTGAGACCGTGGCAAATGATTTGACTGTGGTAAAAAATACTGCTTCCGGTTTGCAGAATAGTATCGACACTATCAATGGCGATATTTCTGAAATTCAGGAGCAGTTGAAAAATGTGAAGCCTGACCCGAATTCTGGGCGTGAGTATGATATTACTTACGAGGATTCAAAGCTGAGCCTGTTGGAAAATGGTACTGTGAAAACGCAGGTCGTCATCCAAGGTGGTGGCGGTGGCACTGGCGGCAGTACAAGTGTTATCAAGATCGAGCGTCTGGATGGCTCTGCGCTAACTGTGATTGCTGGTGACTCAGCTATTATCAATTTCAAGTTCTCTTCTGTGGACAATTCTGGCGATGACACTGGTTCCGCTACTGGCGTCTGGTATGTCGGCAATACAAAAGTTGGCACGCAGACCGTTATCCAGGGAAAGAACAGCTTTGACGCAACCCAGTATCTGCACAGCGGTGACAATACTGTTAAGCTACAGGTGACCGATAGCGTGGGCAGTGTTGGTACAAAGACTTGGACTGTCAATGTTGTTGAGTTCTATCTGGAGAGTTCTTTTGATGATACGCTGGTTTATAGTGGAGAGGTAACTTTCCGCTACACTCCGTATGGCAATATTGCAAAAACTATCAACTTTACGATTGATGGAAAGATTCTTGGCTCTACCACAAGCAGCGTTACCGGCAGACAGCTGACTTATGCTATTCCTGCACAGACCCACGGCGCACATTTGGTAGAAGTTTCTATGACTGCTGAAATCAATGGGAAACAGGTCACCAGCAATAAGGTTGTCAAAGATATCATGTGGGTAACTGAAGGCAATACAACTCCTATTATCAGCTGCGCCACAAAGACAGCAAGTGCAAAACAGTACAGCAACGTTGCAATCAACTATACCGTTTATGACCCTTCCAGCTCTACAACCACTGTAACGTTGGAGGTTGACGGCGCTAAAACTGCTACTTTGACTGTTGGACGCACCATGCAGACATGGACTTGGAAGTACGCTGATATTGGCACTCATACGTTGAAAATCGTATGTGGCTCCGTGAGTAAGGAGATTAGTGTCGAGATTAAAGAGCTTGGTATTACGATTGAGCCAGTTAAGACAAATCTGGCTTTTGATTTTAACCCTGCTGGCAAGACTAACGCTGACGAGACCCGCTTGTGGTCTGATGGCAATACAAGGCTGACTGTAAGCGATAATTTTGACTGGTCTAACGGTGGCTATCAGCTGGACGAAGATGGTGATACCTACTTCTGTGTGAAGGCTGGTACAACTGCAAATATCAGTTATAAGTTGTTTGGTGATGACGCAAAGAAGTTGGGTAAAAACTTTAAGCTTGTGTTTAAGACTACGAATGTCAAGAACTACGATGCTACGGCACTGACCTGCTTGAACGGTGGTATCGGTTTGAATATTCAGGCGCAGAAGGTCACATTGACCAGTGAGCAGAATAGCATCGACCTACCAACTTGTGAAGATGACTTTATGGAATTTGAATTTAATATTCTGCCAGACAGTCAGTACAAGGAAATGGTTCTATGGTTGGATGGTATTCCCTGTCGTGTTGAGCTGTATGACGCAAGCGACAACTTTACACAGGCTTCTCCGGTAGGCATTACGATTGGTTCTCCTGATTGTGACGTGCAGGTTTACCGTATGAAGTCCTACATGATGAACCTGACGGACGACGAGATCCTCGACAACTTTATTGCAGACGCAAAGAATGCAGAGGAAATGATTGAGCGCTACACCCGCAATGATATTACGGATGTGAGCGGCGAACTGAATCCTGACCTACTGGCTGAGAAGTGCCCAGACCTGCGCATTATCAAGATCTCTGCTCCGACCTTTACGACCGGCAAGAAGAACGAAGTGTCAAACACGACCATTCAGCACATTTATAAGAATGGCCGCGCCGTGGAAGATAACTGGATTGCCATTGGTTCACATAAGGGACAGGGCACTAGTTCTAATGCATACGGTGAATCTGGTCGTAATATTGATATCAACTGCTCTGGTGGTTTCACCTTTGGTGATGAGAGCACCGGCAGCAAGTATGCATTTACAGAAAACAGCGTTGGTGAGAAGTATTTTAACATCAAAGTCAATGTTGCTTCTTCTGAGAATGCAAATAATGCTCTGCTGGCAGACGAGTTTAACGAGTTCAATCCGTACATTCGTCAAGCTCGCAAGGACAATCCGAAGGTACGCGACACCATGGCATTCTACCCCTGTGTCGTTTTTATTCAGGAGACCGACACTACAAACGCGACTGTCTTCAAGGATGGTCAGTGGCATTTCTATGCTTGCGGCGATTTTGGCAACTCAAAGAAGAATAGTGACACAATGGGTATGGACCCGAACAATCACAAGGAAGTTATCATTGAGATTGATAATAACACCGATGCACAGACCCGCTTCCTGAGCGGCGACTTCTCTGAGGAAACTTGGGATGGTGACCACAGCTTTGAGTTCCGTTACATCAATAAGAATTGTACCGAGGAAGAGATTCAGGCAGCTAAAAATGCGTGGATTCGCGTACAGAACTGGGTTGTGAATGCAGATGATGCAGAGTTCAAGAAGAACTTTGAGAACTACTTTATTAAAGATTCTACCCTGTTCCACTATCTGTTTACTGAGCGTCATACTATGGTCGATAACCGTGCAAAGAACGTATTCCCGCACACGACTGACCTTGTGCACTGGGATTTCTGCTTTGACTACGATAATGATACCGCTATGGGTAACGATAACGAAGGTGGTCTGACCCTGAGTTACGGCTATGAGGATATGGACACCATTGGCACAAAGAGCGTGTTTAACGCACATGACTCTAAGCTGTGGTGCAAGATTCGTGACCTGTTTGCGGACGACCTTGCAAAGATGTTCCTGAACCGTGAGAGTGCTTTGGCATGGAGTGCTACTCGTATTTTGAAAAAGTTCGAGGATTATCAGGATGTAAAGCCTGAAAAGTTGTGGATCATGGATATGCGGCGTAAGTATTTCCGCACTTATGAGGACAATGGCACAACCAGCTATCTGCCAATGATGCACGGTAACAAACGCCACCAAAGACGCCAGTTCCAGCGGTATCAGGAAAAATACATGGCATCTAAGTATACGGGTGCTGCTTGTACCTCTGACGATATGACCATTCGTGGTTATACTCCGACCAACTGGACAGGTGTGAAACCCGATGGCACTTTCCATATTGTCCCCTATGCCGACACTTATGTCTCTGTACGGTATGGTTCTAACCCTGTGAAGATGCGTGGTAAGCGCGGTCAGACTTACGAGATTCAGTGCCCGATTGCAGCTATGAATGATACAGAAGTTTATGTTTACAACGCTTCTATCATCCAGAGCATTGGCGATATTTCTGGTTTCTATCCCGGCTATGTTGATTTCAGCCACGGCGTAAAATTGACTGACCTGAAGATTGGTTCTGCCGCCGAGGACTACAAGAATACGAATCTGACTGACTTTGCAGTTGGCAACAATACACTGCTTGAGCATTTAAACCTGCAGAATGTGCCGAACCTGAAGAAGTCCATCAGTCTGACCGGCTGTACAAATTTGGAAGAGTTCTATGCTGGCGGCTCTGGTATTACTGGTGTCGCATTTGCTAAGGGTGGCAAGATTCGAAAAGCTGAATTGCCTGCGATCGCAAGTCTGAGCGCTAAGAACCTGAATTATCTGAAAGACCTGAAGGTTACAGATTATAAGAATATCACCACACTGACTGTCGAAAAGTGCCCGACTATCGACTTGATTGGAATGCTGACAAAATGCACGAGTTTGAGCCGTGTGCGGCTGACTGGCGTTGATTGGCAGTTGGATGATACTTCCCTGCTGGATCGTCTGTTGAAGATGACCGGCTTGGATGAGAATGGTTATAACACTGACCATTCTGTCGTTGAGGGTAGCGTTCATGTGCCTATCATGCGCGAGCGTCAGCTGGAGGAATTTACAGCACAATGGCCTGATTTGAACATTACTTACAACACGCTTGTTCAGCAGTTTGTCTGGACGTTCGTGAACAAGGATGGCACGGTGTTGGATGTCCAATACATTGATAAGGGCGATAAAGCTGTTGACCCTGTTACCCGCAAGGAGAATCCGATTCCCACACCTACTGCTGAGAGCACAATTTCTACAGATTTTACTTTCAGTGGCTGGGACACCGAGTTTACGACTGTTTTCAGCAATCAGACCGTCACTGCAATTTATACCGAATCTGTGCGTAAGTACACTGTCCGCTATATGAATCGTGGCGCTGTGTTGAAGGAAACTGTTGCTCCGTATGGCTCTATGGTGCTGTATGACGGCGATACTCCGACTTATACCTCTGAGGAAACTGCTTTTAAGTATTACCTGTTCAGTGGCTGGGATAAAGGCGGTTACGTCACCGGCGATAAGGATATCAATGCTGTTTATGATAGCTGCGAGTATTCTTCTACCTACTTTGATGGTAAGGAAATCGGTCAGCTTCGTCCTGTTGAAATCTATGCGATGAACAAGGTTGGAGTTGAGCAGAATGTTGCCACGCCAAAGGATGAAGTTTCCATCAAGCTTGGCAACGATTTCTCTTATGAGGACATCACTGAAAAGGTTCTTATTAGTAAACCGCAGGTGTTTGATGGCAAGAACTACATTGATACCGACCTCAAGCTGTTTGAAGAGGATAGAGATTTTGTGCTGGCTGTTGACTACAAGATGGACATCACAAATGCAAACAACACTGTTTTGATGCAGTGCTTTGAGCAGAACGGAATGAATGGTATCCGTCTGTGGAACTCAACTGGCGTCAAGATGACTTGGGGTATTGACTCTGCAAATGGTGTCGCTGCCGGTTCTCGCGATATGACTGTTATCCGGCACATTAAGGGTGATAACGGTCTGTATGTCTATTCCTCTAATATCTATGGCTCTGCACTGAATTACACAAAGATTACTCGTACCCGTTCCACAAAGACGAATGCCACTCTGGTATTTGGATGTGCAAAAGCAGACGATGGTGCTTACGAGCGCCATGCTAAAGGTACGGTTTATTGGTCTAAGCTTTGGTACGCAGACCTTGGTGATGCCGCTTGTCGCGAATTGGCCGCATGGACACACGATGATTTGATCGTTGAGGTGGCAAGTTTTAAGAACTACTACCTGAGCGACAATTCCAACAAGCGTTGTTCCATGACATTCTTGCAGAAAGATACTTTAGGTCAGGACATGGTACTGAGTTCTGCTGCAAATAATGCTGGCGGTTGGGGTAGCACTTCTCTGCGTGAGTATCTTGATTCTCGTCTAGTTGATGCTTTACCGATTGGTTGGAAACAGCTGATTAAGAAGGTCAAAGTGCCGAGTTCTGCCGGAAATAAGAGCAAGGAAATTGTGACCTCGGATTGTTATTTCTTCATTCCATCTGCGATTGAAGTAAGCTCTTCGATGATTGACGAGCCTTACGTTTACGAAGGTCAAACAATCAGCTACATGACCGGCAATGAATCACGCATCAAGCACAACGCAGAGGGCAAGGCAACAAAGTATTGGCTGCGCAGCCCGTTTGCGACCTATGATGGATACTTCTATGCAATTGAGGAGACTGGTGAGCTGTATGGCTTCCATTATCCCTCTGAGCAGCTAGGAGTAACTGTGATGTTCAGCATTTAAGGAGGTGTTGAGAGTGTATTATAAGGTACTTAAAGACGGTCGAGTGATCGATGCTCTTGACCGCCTTCAGTTTGTAAAGTATCAGCCCAAGCACGATATTATGGTGAATTGCACCGAGGATGATGCACAGGGTATTATCAGCAGCAACGGTAAGTATATCTGGCACGTTGAAGGCTATTACCTGATTCCGTCCCCGGAATATGACACTGTAACGCTTGAGCCGATTGACAAATACGAATATAACCAAATCAAAGCCTTGGGAGGTACAACTCCTGAGGCCATTATTGATGCTTATACGTTGACGTTAATTCAAGGAGGTCTACTGTGATGGAGAAGATTTTCACTGAGTTCGTCGAGAGTATGCACCGACTCTATAAAAATGGAATGGTACAGGACAAATTTGTGGAGAACTTGCTTGAGGGCAAGAAGATCTCATTGGATGATTACCTGTACATCGTGAACGGAAAGGAGGTGTGATATGTATACCTTTTTAATTAACGAGGATAACACTATCACAGCGAGTCTGACTGAGCGTATCATGCAGCGGAGCAAGCTAGTGGATAATTTGCACTTTCTTGCCGACCAGACCTATAAAGGTGTAGATATTAGTGACTATACAGTTATGCTGGAGTACGTTTTGCCTGTGAGCAAACGCTATAAAACTGAAATTCTACAAAAGTCAAAAGACTTGTACAAGAACCGGTTGGAATATCTTCTGCCTTTTGATACGGGTCTGACTAGTGAGGCTGGCGACATTGAGTTCCAGCTGACCTTTGTTCATGTCGAGATGGACTCTGAAGGACAGACGATTCAGCGCGTGCGTAAGGCTGGCCCCGGCGTTGTACATATTATTCCCATCAGCAAGTGGTCTGATTTGATCCCTGATGAAGCACTGAGCACGCTCGACCAGCGTATTATCGCACTGGAGGCTCTGAATAAGGCAATGACTGACCGGTTCAATACAAGTCTGGCTAATAAGGCTGATAACATCACTTACGATGAAGAGCATCGTATTCAGCTTACCTCCGAGGGCAAACCCATTGGTAACGCTATTAAGATTACGACTGAAACTGTGGAAACTGAAGATGGTAGTATGCGTGTTGTCCCATTCTAATCATCGTTTAAAGCGAGGTGAAAAGAATGGCATACAAATACTCGAAGCTTGGTTACGGTAACGCAGAAGACGTAGAAGCCGCGATTGCGCTTGGGTTGATTGATGGCAAAGACATTATTATCACAAAAGATACATCAGAATTTATATACGTCCGGGACGACTTATCTATTCAAAAGGTAGCGCCTCGGACGCTTTGTTTTGATAGTATTCCGGCGGCAAATGAGGCAATCAACCAGAATGATGCGACTTATGCAGGTCAAACCGTAATGATACGAGGCAAAGACGACAAATATGAACCGTGGGTCGTGCAGCAAAGCGCGGAGTCAGGTCGGTTCTTCGTCGAGCCTTTTCAAACTCAATCTACAAATTTCCAATGGACTGAATTCTAATAAGGAGGAAAAATATGGCACAAGTAAAATTTGCGTATGGTACGAAAGCACGGTACGATGCCCTTGCTCCAAAAGACATGGATACACTGTACTTTACGACCGATACGTTGCAATTGTTTAAGGGTACAACTGAGTACACTAAGAGCACTAAGATGGTGTCTTCCCTGCCCGCAGCTGGTCAGGTTCAGGGCATTATTTATTTCCGCATGACAGACTACACCATGCATATTTGGAATGGTGTGGAGTTTGTGCAGCTGAACAAAACAACCGTTACTCAGATTCCTGCAGATGCTACCAATGACGATATTCCGACCACCAAGGCTGTCGCTGACTATGTTAATGCCAAGGTTGCAGCGGTGGAAGGTATTAAAGGTAAGTTCGTTACAGATGTTACCTATAATGCTGGTGTGTTGAGTGTGGCAAAGGGTGACGAACCTGTTACCACCACCCTGACCGGTGTTATCCATGAGCCTACTTATGATGCAGAAACTCGCACTATCAAGCTGCCTGTATTTGGCGGCGACACTCTGACGATTGCGCTTGGCAAGGACTTAGTTGTTACTAGCGGAACTTACAATACAAAAGATAAAAATATTGAGCTGACCATTACTAGTGGTGATGTAATTAAGATTCCTGTTGGCTCCCTGATCGATATTTATGTTGGTGTTGCAACTTCTACTGCAACCGTGACCGTTTCTGACGACAATAAAATCAGTGTCGCTGTGCGCGTATCTGCAAAAGCCAATAACTCTATCACAATTGAAGATGATGGCTTGTATGTAGCTGTGCCTGATGCTTATACCAAGGCTGAGACTGACACAAAGATCAAGAAGGTGCAAGACCAGCTAGACGGTCATTCCAAGGATGCTGTGGTGCACATTACCGCCGAAGAGCGCAAGGCTTGGAATACAAAGGTGTCTCAGGATGAACTGACTGCTGCGAAATCAGAAGTAATTTCTGCCGCTGCTGCTGATGCTACTAAAAAGGCGGATGCCGCTCGCGATGCTGCAAAAACCTATGCGGATGGCTTGAATACTGCTATGGATAATCGTGTCAAGAGTGTCGAAGGTGCTCTGACTTGGAAGGCTATTGATGATTCCGGCGCGAACGCTGAGACATAATAATCTAACATAAATCCCTGCACTCTGTAATGGAGTGTGGGATTATTTTTATCGAAAAGGAGTTTCATGATGTCAAAATTATCACTTTTAGAGATTGCACAATCTCAACTCGACAAGACTCCAGTGATCGACGGACAGCTTATTGTCTGCCTTGACACCGGAAACGCCTATCGAGATACTGCTACGGCTCACGTAAAAATCGGAAGCGATTTAGAGGTTGTGAGCGACTTACCATTGGCTCCTCTGGCCGAAAAAATCTATTATCTGAAGCCTGATAAGCTATATGCGTACTTGGGCGGCAACTGGACGCTATTAAACGACAACAATTTCTCACTAGGTGCAAATAAGAGTGCACTTAATGGCAAAGCAAAGATTACGCTGGATGGCGCAAAACAAAGTTCTGTATCCATCAAGGGCACGGGTATCACCACCGTTATGACAGATGAGAATGGCGAGTTGGTTGTGAATACTGGCGATCCATCTATGTACATGGAGGCGCTGACTAATTCAGATATAGACAAGATACTTTCAACATAAAGGAGGAAACACATGGCTTGGTTAGATTATGACGGCCTGCTTTACTTCTGGCAAAAGATAAAGGCAAAGCTAAATGACAAGGTTGATAAAGTCGAAGGCAAGGGGCTGTCCTCCAACGATTTTACTGCCGCCGAAAAGAATAAGCTGGCTGGTATCGAGGCTGGCGCAAACAATTATTCTCACCCGACAAGTTCTGGTAATAAGCATATTCCGTCTGGTGGTTCTGCTGGTCAGATTCTGCGTTGGAGTAAAGATGGTGAAGCACAGTGGGGCGCTGATAATAACACAACTTATAGCGCATTTAAGGGTGCAACTAGTGCCGCAGCCGGTGGCTCAGGTCTTGTCCCCGCCCCTGCTGCTAATAATGCTGGTCAGTTTTTGAAGGGCGATGGTACATGGGCAACCCCATTAAATACAACCTATAACAACGCAACCTCTGGATCTGCTGGCTTGATGAGCGCCGGAGATAAAGCAAAGTTGGATGGTATTGCCGCAAACGCAAACAACTATTCACACCCGACTTCTGCTGGTAATAAACATATTCCGGCTGGCGGTCAGTCTGGTCAAATTCTAAGATGGAGTGGTGATGGTTCTGCTACTTGGGGACCCGACTATAATACCACCTATTCTGATTTTAAGGCTGCTACTGCTTCGGCTGCGGGTGGTTCTGGTCTGGTTCCCGCTCCGGCAGCTGGCAAGCAGGGTCAATATCTGCGTGGCGATGGTATTTGGGCTACTCCAACCAATACAACATACAATGACGCAACACAGAGTACTCACGGTTTGATGAGTACCTCTGACAAGAAGAAACTAGATGGATTTGGCGCGGCAAGCACTTATGCGCTCAAGAGCGATATCACGGCGATGTATCGTTACAAGGGTTCCGTTACTTCTACGGACAAGCTACCCACGAGCGGTCAGACCATTGGTGACGTGTATGACGTTGGCAATGGAATGAACTATGCATGGAACGGTTCTGCATGGGACGCACTGGGCGAAATTTTTACTATTACAAAGATCACAAATACTGAAATCGACACTGTCTTGGCAAGCTGATTTCAGTTCTTACTGAGACAGGAGGTCGATTATGGGATATTTAGATTATGCTGGCTTACAGTATCTGTGGGGCAAGCTGAAAGAAAAGTTCGCTCCGAAAAGTCACAGCCACGACGATCGCTATTATACCGAGACGGAGATAAATGCTAAACTTGATGGTAAATCAAATACTGGGCATACCCACGATGATCGTTATTACACGGAAAGTGAGATCGACTCGAAATTAAGCGGAAAAGCAAATTCAAATCATTCTCATTATAGTATCACAACGGTAGCAGACAACCGAAATACTAACACAACGCCGAATGATTATAGAAATACGTTCATTTTCCAAGGATTAAAAGATAATAGCAAAATCAACTCTCCGTCTTCTGATACATATTCGTACCTATTAGGTCTTCGTGGATGGAATGATTCGTCTGGTGGTAATTCACACGAATTAGCATTCAACAACACCGGCGTTTATTGGAGAAATGGCTCAACGGAATGGAATGGATGGAATCGACTTTATACTGAAAACTACCACCCAAATGCCGACCATGCAAGCTCAGCTGATTATGCAACGAATGCAGGAAGTGCAAATGGAGTGGCACCCGAATGGAGCGGTTCTGTTGATTTAAACAGTAGTTCATGGCTCGCAGCTTGGTCGTCCGATGGCAAGAAGATAAAGGCGATGTCAACAGGAACTTTTGCAAAAGCTTCACATACTCATACAAAAGCACAAGTAGGTCTTAGCAATGTGGATAACACGGCCGACGCAAACAAATCGGTCAAGTACGCCACAAGTTCCGGTACTGCTGATAGCGCGACAACCTCCAACGGTGTAAAAGACTACAACGACGCTAATAGAACTATCAAGATTGGCTTTGCTGGCGATGGCTTGAATACTTCAAATTTAAATTATATTGCAGGCTATACAGACAATGGCACAAAAATCAAAGATGTGTCTAAGGATGTTCTGAAGAGTTGGATTGGATTGGGAAATTATCTGCCTCTTATCGGTGGTACGATGAGTGGTCAAATTACAAAATCCACTGGCGGGTCTTGGATTGGTGATAGAGACCGTGCTGCAATAAAAAGTAGCTATGCGGGTGATAGTTCTTATGGTGCCGTTGCTGCTATGGCGACAAAAAACGGTTGCTGGACTATGGGCAACCTTGGCGGCGATGAGAGTCTGATCTTCAATTATTCAACTGACGCGAACTATAATGCTGGAAAAAACAAGACTTCTCAAGTATATCTCCCCGCCCAAGCCGGTACTATCATTACAAGTGCTACTATCGGCGGTCAGTCTGTTAATTATGCCAATAGTGCGGGCAACGCCACGAACGCTACAAATGCCACGAACGCAACGAATGCAGCAAACGCTACAACAGCTACAAAACTTTCCTCTAATGCTGGTTCTAATAATCAACCCGTCTACTTCTCTGGTGGTAAGCCCGTTGCAATTGGATACACAATCGCTAAGAGTGTCCCAGCGGATGCTAAGTTTACTGATACAAACACATGGCGCGGAATCCAGAATAATTTGACAAGTGATAGTACAGATCAGAGCCTTAGTGCTGCACAGGGTAAAGCTTTGAAAACATTAGTTGATGGTAAAGCTCCTATTTCACATACGCACAAAAAGTCCCAAATAACGGACTTTCCAAGTTCTATGCCTGCAAGTGATGTATATGCATGGGCCAAAGCAGCTACAAAACCAAGCTACACCAAGGCTGAGGTTGGGCTTGGTAACGTAGATAATACTGCGGACAAAAATAAAAGTGTGAATTATGCTACGAGTGCGGGATTGGCTACAAATGCCCAGTGTTTGAATAATGATGATAAATATATGAAGTTCCACTGGTCTGGTCAGAAAGGTCAACCCACATGGCTATGGGGCGGCAATGACTCTGGTGATATGTATGTATATAATCCGAGCAATTTTAATGTGAATTATGCTACGACGGCTGGAAATGGTACTGTCGATTTCCAAACAAAGGTTACTACCGATGGTTATTTTGGTGCAGTTCGTTTTGGTAACGGAGTACAGATTTGCTGGTTTACAATGAAAAGCGCTCGAAACAGAACTTTCTTACTTCCGTTTGCTGATATAAATTATGCTATAGCCTTTAGTGGCGGCTATTGTTGGTTGAACATAACTAATAGAACGACTACTGGTTTTACAGTTGGTGCTGAATGGAGTGGATATGAAAACTCTTATATTGCAATTGGTCGATGGAAATGAGGTGAATACAATTGAATCAAAAAATAAAAATTGGATATCAGATATCTAAACCAATAATTACGACAGAAGAGTGTGAGTTGTATTCATCAATGGTTGAAGAACTGAGTAATCACAATGCCGCAGCAAAACCGGGTGAAGAATTGTGGACTGTTAAGGAACAAGAAGATTGCTACGAAGTCGTATCGGACGGAACTGTTCCAAGTGAAGAACAAAGTTTGGAACCAATCAAAAACAATAAAATTTCTGAGTCTAAGACGGCTCTCTCTGCATATCTAGCCTCGCATCCGCTTCAATGGTCCGATGGAAAGTACTACAGTGTTACCAGTGAAAAACAGGCATTGTTGACTTCGAATTTGGCGCTGTATCAAATTTCTGCATCCGCCGGGCAATCGTTCAAGCTGACATGGAACTCAACCGGCGACGAATGTGTAGAATGGACTTATGAAGAACTGGCTGCACTTGCATTGGCAATCGGTACATATGTAAAACCCTTTGTATCGCGTCAGCAGGAATTAGAAATTGCTATCAAGGCTTGTACTACAATGGAAGAGCTGAACGCAATTGAAATCAACTACGACCCTGTTCTGAAGCAATATCTTGAGACCGCCGGGCAGAAGGAGGCCGCTGAATGAGCAAAATCGTAAAGAAGTATAAAGAATTATTGAAATGTGCGCTTCTCTTTTTGATAGGAGGAGCGCTTTATTATTGCATCGAGATTTTATGGCGTGGTCACTCACACTGGACTATGGCTGTAGTGGGAGGCATCTGCTTTGTGGTCATTGGCGGGTTGAACAATTATATTCCGTGGGAAATGCCCATGTGGGAACAGGGTCTTGTCGGTGCGTTATTTGTGACTGGTATGGAGCTTGTTGTCGGCATTCCATTGAATCTGATGATAGGTTTACATATCTGGGACTACTCTTCCCTGCCATTCAATCTGCTTGGTCAAATCTGTCTGCCATTTACTGTGCTATGGTTTTTCCTTGCCTTGTTGTGCATTTATGTAGATGACTGGATGCGCTATATCATGTTTCACGAGGACAAGCCGCACTATCACTGGTGTAAGGTATGTAAGCCGAAGCAGTAAACAAACTAAAAGTATATGTAAAAACAGAAAGAGCCCCGGGCTGTTACACCCAGAGCTCTCCCGCCACACACCTATACAAAGATAGGACGTCACAAATTCGCTCGATGAATTTTTGACATACCTATTTTATCATAGTGTGAATTTTTTGTCAATACAGAATCGAGGTGATGAAATGATTGGTTTGTTGACTGCCGCACCAACTCACGCTCCGGGTGTTATCAGCTTTACAATAGAACAGCTTTGGCAAATGATTCTAAGTATTGCTGGTGGCATTACGGCTATTTCAGCTGCTGTTGTCGTTATTGTAAATGCAATCAAGAAGGCAAAAGAGCCCGACACGAAACAGAACCTGAAGCTTACTGAACACGACAAGCGTTTGGAAGATATCGACCGTAAGCTCAAAAATGATAAAGAGGTTTTGGATTTATATCGCTCCAAGCTTTTGTCTATTGAAGAGCACCAGAAGGAACAGGACATCGTAGTTGAAGACCATGGACGAAAAATCGCTGGCGTAGAACAGCGTGTAAATAAGAGTGAACATGGTATCAATGTGATGATGAAAGCCCTGCTGGCTCTGCTTAGTCACGGCATTGATGGTAATGCTATCGACCCAATGAAGGAAGCTAAGGCTGCTCTTGAAAGCTATCTGATTGACGGCCAAAATTTAAAAGACATTTAATACATAGCTCGGTACGTGTGTGCCGGGCTTTATTTTTTATTCAAAACAGGAGGTATTACTATGACAAGTATTGTTAATGAGATCGTCTCTGTTATTGTGAAGCTGGTTATCACTGTTGCTGGCACCGCATTTATGACCTATGGCATTCCCTACCTGAAACAGATCGGTATGTATAAGATCGTCCAGATGGCTGTGCGTGCCGCTGAGAAGTTGGGTGTTACCGGCGCAATCAAGAAGGCCGACAAGAAGAAGTATGTTATTGCCGCATTGGAGAAGATGAATATCAAGATTACTCCTACTATCGAGATGATGATTGAGGCTGCAGTCAAGGAGATGGATATCCAAAACGAGAAGATCAATGCAGAACTCAAGAAGGATTGAAGGTGTGGCTCTATGAGCATTATTACATATTCTATGAAGAAGGACTGGAACAAGAAGCTGTCCAAGAACTTCTGCGCCTATGAATTTGCTTGCAATGACCGGAGCGATGAGTTCAAGGTGGCAACTGAGCTTGTAGAGACTCTGCAACAGATTCGTGACCACTTCGGCAAGCCGGTTCTAATCAGCTCTGCCTACCGTACTCCTGCATATAACATTTCAATCGGTGGCAGTTCTCGTAGTCAGCATTGTCTGGGCACAGCAGCGGATATTCACATCAACGGTGTTGACCCAATTCGTATTGCGCTATACGTAGCCTCACTCCCCTACTTCCAGAAGCATGGCGGTATTGGCTATTATAGTCGAGCACAGGTGACGGGTGGCTTTGTTCATGTTGATGTGCGTGAGACTCATAGCCGTTGGGTCAGTAAAAGTGGTACTGCATATCAGGTCGTGAGTAAAATCATGCCCACGATTCGTCAGGGTTCCAAGGACTGCGCTGGTGGCGTGTCTTATGCCGTAACCGTATTGCAGCGGCATTTAGGCTTGAAGGTTGATGGCATCTTTGGCGCTGGTACAAAAGCTAAGCTGGTAGAGTGGCAGAAAGCACATGGATTGGCGGCTGACGGTATCTGCGGAATGGCAACATGGGGTTCGTTTTGATGGCAGACAACCAGAATACATTTCGTGCAGGAGATAAAATTAAATTAGATGGAGTATTATTTTCAAACAGCCAGACTCATTGCGGTATGCGCCGCCGGGGAGAATGGTTTATTTATGATGCAAAACTAGTCAATGGTCGTTATCGAGTGACGAATCTTGAAAGCCGCATTGGCAAGTATCCAATTTCAGTAAATGTATCGGGTTATGTTGAACCGAGCGATATTGAACTAGTATAAAAAATAGATGGGGTATCAATCCTTAATTGGACTGGTACCCCATTTTTTAGCGTTTTATTTTATTTCTTCACTGAGCCATTCTTTCCATCCGCTCACAGTATTTGGGCAGTTATCCTGCTGTGCAACGAGCTCGTTTAAGAGTGCGGCCAGTTCTTCATCTGACAACTCACGGATGGATTGTGCTTTATTATTTTTACGACCAAATTCGTCCCGGCTATGTTTGTGCAGAACGAAGCCGAGCGCGATATCAAGTATTGCTGGATTGTTCAT